TGTTTTCGTATTTAGATTAGTAGATGGATTATACGATTCAATTGAAGATTGGATGAACCAAAAAGAAAACGAAGAATACTATTGTGAAGAAGACAAATAGTCTTCTTCATTTTTATTTATAACTAGGCTATTTGGAACAATATATTATAACTTAACAATCACGTAGATGATTCATAAACGAAAGGATGGCTTTAGTTATGAAAAAGAAAGATAAAGTAAAAAAAGTAAAAAGCAATAAACTATCCAAAGCAGAACAACTCGGGTTACGAATGCGTCTTCTAAAAATATGGTTTGTAAAAAATCTATATATAATGTTTTGGATATTCTTTATTGTTTGCGTAGGATTAACATTCTCAGGAATAATTAAACCCGGTACGCCAATACTTGGAGCAATATTCGGAGATCTATCTCAAAAAATTGAAGATGTTATTTCCGAAATTGGCGGAAATATGACAGTTTATAGTGTTTTAGAATCTATTATTTCTTTAGGATTAGTCATCGGTTTATGTATGACAAAATTAAAAAGAATTTGTTTATCTGATATAAGAAGCAAAAAAACAAAAATAATGTTAATAAAAGCTGGTTTGTATTTTAATGAAAATGGAAAACTAGCAAAACGTATTGAAACTATTACTAAAACAGATTTAGATGGAGATGGAAAAATTGGAGATAAAAAAGCCGAAGAAGTTGAGCAAGATGAAAATATTATTGAAGGCTTGCGTCGTGCTGGAGAAGAATTTGTTACAATAGTTACTTTAGATTTATCTAATGTTGAAAAAGATAAAGAAGACGAAGTTTATAAAACAACAGGATTAGATGAAACTAAAGAAGGTGTTGATGAATTTAAAGTTGCTGCTGTTGCATCTGGGGCTAAATTATTAGATCCATCTATTGATGTAGATAAAGAAATTGCAAAAGCTAAGAAAAACAAAATTCGTTCAGTTAAAAATTATTTTAAAAACTTTTTCTCTGATATAAAAAAGGCAATGAATTTAAATGTTGATCCAGACGAAAAAGTTAAGAAGCAAGCAGAAAAACAAGCTGCTAAGGCAAAAAAAGAAGAAAAGAAAAATCAAAAAAAACAATTACGTATAGAAGCTAAAAAGCAAAAAGAGTTGGCTCAAAAACAACGAGAAGAACAAAAGAAACGTGAAGCTCAACTTGAAGCTGCTGAAAAAGCAAGAATTAAAAAGCTTGAAATGGAAAGAAGAGAAATGCAAAAAGAATCTGCTAAACAAGCTAAAGAAAATCCTGTTGCGTCTCAACCAGAAGCTCCTCATCAAGCATACACTTCTGCTCAAGCACAATTACGCGATATATTAAATAAAAAACGATAGGATGGTGGTTTTATGCCAGACATAAATAAAGAAGTCTTATTTAAAACGCTCGAATATACAACTAGTTCTACTGTGGAAAAAAGTACATTTTTAGTTACATCTGCATCAAACGATGAATATGCTATAAATGTATATGTTTCTGCTGTTGGAAAAGGAAGTTTAAGATTTTATATTCAAAATGATTCTGTTTTACGTATTGAAGCAAATATTCAATCTGGAAATTGGAAATATGCTTTAGATAACGCAATCCATGGATTCTATATTGAAACTCCTACTGAAACAGAAATTACTTTTAGAACAGAAATTTTATATGGACAACTAAACGCCATCCTTCCTACTTTAAGTGTTACTGATAAAAATAAAATCGAAATTCAAAATGGTTCTTGGGTTTCTGCTGAAAATTGTAATGATTTAAATATTAATGGATCAGAAAGTAAAATAAACGGAAATGTAACTGTTTCTCAAGGTAACTTAACTATTTCCGGAAATTTAAGTATGAATGATGCAAGCAGTACTATTATAACTGGAAATATTTCAAGTGTAAATACTATCAGTGCATCTTCTATTGCAATGAGAGAAAATTCTAGTATTACAACTAGTACAATCACAGGTGCTTCTACAATATCTGCAAGTACAATTAATGCAACTAATTTAAATGGAACAGCCAATATTACAAACCTAAATATTCCAACTTCTTCAGATTTAAATGTTTCTAATTTAAATATGACAGGAGAAAATTCTAATATTAAGGTTAGTGGAAATGTTACAGCTAGTACTTTATCAATAAATAATTTAGAAAGTTCAAATATACGAATAATTGGTAGTAATGGAGTTACTATTAGTGGAAATACAAGAGTAGTTGGCAATTTAACAATTAATGGAGAGATTACTGGGCAAATAACACAAGAACAAAATGCTTTAGCTGGAATATCATCAAATACTTCAATAGCATCTGAAAATATTTCTGAAATAACTATTACGTTGGATGAACAAACTAATAACAAATATTTTTATGCGGACGATACATCTAAAAGTAAATCATATAAAGTTAATATTAATTCTAAACCAATATATGTTAAATTAAGTAATCAAAATACAAATTTAACAGGTTTAATTAATACTAATAAAGAAAATATATCAAATTTAACAACTTCTTTAAATACACATAAAGATCAACTAACTAATGCAGACTCAGCACATTATTCTGATGTTTATGCTACAACTTTTCACGGCGCTTTAGCAGGAAATGCTTCTACAGCTACAAGTGCAACTAAATTATCAAATTCTGATGGAGATTTAAATGTTGGAGAACCAGCAAAACCAATATATTTTGCTAACGGTATTCCAGTAAAATGTGAAAATCAGCTTAGTATTGATATAGATGGTAATGCGAGTACCGCAAATCAAGCAACAAAAGTTTTAACTTCTAATAAAGAAATAGCTGGTAGTATATTTATAGTAGGTGTATCTTCATCATCTGACGAATATCAGAGTATTAAAACAGTAAGCGATATAACTGTTACTGGATCTAATGTATCAGCATCTGATTATATTATAACTGCAAATTCATTTACAGGAAGTTTAACAGGTACCGCAACCAATGCTATAAATGCTAGTAATTCAGAATATAGCACATATCTAGGAACAGCTTCTGAAAATTATACATATAGTAGTTTAAAGACAGCATTAGAAAACACTGGAAAAATTGATATTATAAAAATAAACAATAGCGCTTTACCTATAGATACATCAGACAAGTCTGTTAATATTACAGTAGAATCTAGTTTAATCTCATCTACAAATCCTGTTCAAACAAAAGTAGTATATGATTTAGAAAGTAAATTAACAAACGAAAGTTCTTCACATTATAATAAAATATATGCGAATACTTTTGAAGGAAATTTAAATGGAAAAGCCACTTCAGCTGGAAATGCAGATAAATCATCTGCTATAATAACAACTTCAGACCTAACAGGTGAAAGCTATGAATATGTTCCGGTTATAACATCTACAGGAATGGTAGCATATACTGATAAATTAAAATATGCTAATAGTACAAATACATTATCGGTTAATTCTATAACCGCCACAGCATCTATTCAAGCAAACTATTTCAATTCAACATCAGATGTAAGATTAAAAACAGATATTTCTCCAATAAGTAAGTTATTAGATGCAGACAAAATTATAAACAATATAAACTTATATACATTTAAATATAAATCTAATCCAGATGAAAAATGTTTTGGTGTAATAGCTCAAGAAATAAAAGATATAGATATAGACGATTTTAGTTTCGTAAATGAAAATTCTGATGGATATCTATCTGTTAAAGAATCTAAATTAGTATATCTATTAATTGCAGGATATAAGGAACAAAGTGCAAAAATTAAAGAGTTAGAAGAAAGAATAAAATCTTTAGAGGAATAAATTATGTCTTTTGAAATACAATTTAATCCTGAAATAAAATTTGACATGACAAATGCATTAAAAAATGCATTAAAAGAAAGTTCTGACGATCCGTATCTTTATACTATAACATCTGCGGTTAAAAGTTTCTATCCAACTGAATTTAAAATTGCTGAATTTACACCAGGAGATAATTTAGAAGGCAAGTATAATGTGTATGGAATAGATCTATCGAAGTTGATACATATTAATAATTATGACAAAACAACTGATTATAATTTTGATTATGATAAAAGAATCACAGATAGATTCGACTCTAGAAATATAAACGGTGTTTTTTGGATACGAGATAAAGCAACAAATAAAGTAGTTTTAAAACCATCAACAAAAGATTTAGATAACTTATATTTGAAAAAAAACAAACCATTTAATCCTGTATATAACCCATGTGCTTTCAAATATCAATTTTCTCATTTAAAAAAATTGTTTGACAGATCTAATACTGGTATATTTACTGTAAATATGACACAAAGTGATATACCAAATACAGATGGTTATTACTATAACGGTTCATTTCAATTAAAAAGTAATGAAAAAATTGCAAATATTAGCATTCCGGTAGGTTCTACTAATAAGAGAATAACTATAGAAGATAATAATACAGTTAAGATACGATTTCAAAATAAATTAACACTATCATCTCCAAAATCAACTGTTGAATTAAAAAAAGATAATATTTTCTATGGTACCGGATCTGCTAGAGATGTAATATATCATTCATATATAGATATAGGCACAGGAACTACCAATATAAACGGGCTTTTAAGTTCTCAATATGCTTTTAATAAAGAACAAGTTGATACAGATCTTAATATAACATATAAAACAGATATTTCAAAATATAAAGTATATTCAATTAAAATATCGAAAGAATTAGGAATTTTAATGACTATTATATATACAAAACAGGACTCAACTAATCCATATAAAATAGTATTTGAAGAATTTGATACTAAAGAAAAGAATAAATTTTTTGTTGCAGAAGTTCAATCTCCAGGAGGAACGACATCTGCTGGAGAATATACTGGCACATATGCTTGGTTTAATTGTTTCTCCTCTTCAGTATATATAACAAATATACAATATAATAAACTTGAATCTCTTGGAGATACTGCCATTGCTAGTTTAATACCAAATGGATACTCAGTAGTTTCCACTATGAACAGCAGAAATATACACGAATATATAAATTTAAAAATAAAAAATAATAGCACAAATGAAATAAAAGACTTATTTACAACAGCTGAAAAATTTCAACAAATAGAATCTATAATTATATCTTCATACATGAATAATAATGAATATGAAAATTTTTATAATAAAATTATAAATTATGGATCTACTTTGCAATTTGTTGTTGAATTTTCTGGTACAACAGGAACTCATATTATATGCTCTGGATATACAGATAGTGCCACATCTAAGAAATATAAAATTGATTTTAATATAGATGATAACAATAATTTAGCTGATACAAGTTTCATGCAGGTCTCTAAAATTGATATTACAGATAGTGATGATTTAGAAGATAAAGTTTCTGCAAGATTATCTTTAAATTTTGTTATTCCTAGTTTATTAAAAACAGAGGCATCAAATATATCAGAAGTGCAACATGAATTGTTAATGCCAAATAGTGTTCTAACAACAGAAAATGGAAAAACCATATGCACAACTACATTTAGATTTAGAATAAACCAATCTTTTGAACAGGATTATGACATATATAAATGTACTTTTGACATATCACACTCTGATACAATAGAATCAGATATAAGTGCTGCAACAACATCTACTAAAAATATAGATGGATATATAGAAGTTACTATAAATAACATAATTATTAATAAATCTAGCACATTTTACAACTCTTCAATTGATATTAATAATTTTAAACTATATGGGGTTAAAATTTCTGGAATAGGAAGTATATCGGTAGAACCAGTATCAAATGATTCATTTATATGCTTAGTTTCAAATAGATATCTTTATGATGACCCTACTATAACATATAAATCAGAAAATTTAGATAATATGATAATAGATAGAACCGATAACGATATGTCTCAAGTTCCTTATATAAATAACGGACTTATAGAAAATACATTAGCAATTACATATGATGAAACAAACAATAATCATAAATTAGTTTTACCAATTCCATGTAAAGGAAATATAAGTACAAATAATTTTGGTGCTAAAAATGAAAACGGCTTTATGCGTATTTTATTTTAAGTAGGTGATTTTATGGCAACAAATAGCTCAGAAAAACAAAAAACGCTTTATGATATGTTTCAAAGATTTCCATCTGATATTTGGACATTAGACAATCTTCAAACATATTGCAATTATAATAATATTTCAATAATGCCTTTAAATTATATACTAGATGATTATAGAGATTATTTTGAAGTTAATGGATTTTTAAAAGAAGTCGAGCTCCCCAAAAAATATTGGTACTCACCAGCAATGTTTGCATATGACACATATGGAACAGCCGATTTAGATTTCATGGTTCTTTATTTTGCGAAGAAAACATCTATATTTGAATTCAATACAAAAAAAATTCAAATATTAGATCCAGAAAGAATTAAAGATATTAATAGAATAATTGTAGCAAATAAAGAATTCATTAAAGAAAACAAAAAAAATCCTCCTAAATATATCAAATAACCCTTCTGTGAGCGATCGAAAATTAAAAAGGTGGATATTTCTCCATTCGTCTTCTCACAGAACGCTTATAAAAATAAACAAAAAAAAGAAACTAGATTAATTTCTAGTTTCTTTATATTTTAAACTCTTCGAACAGTTCTTGTTGTAGAATTATCTAATCTTGAATTAATTCCTTCTTCAGTTGTTATTGTACTAACAGGAACTTTTTCATTTATGTCTGCAATTAGTCTCAAATGATTTCCTTCGGCAAATCTAGTTTGGAATTTTGTTATCTTAGGAGAGTTAGATCTAGAAGCAACCATATTTAACATTAAATAGTTATCTTCATATTCACAAATCCCAGCTTCGTTTAATTTTTTATTAGTCAATCTATTTAAAACAATCGCACAATCGACGTTTTGAATTATATTAATTGATTCAGCAGTTTGAGATGCTCCCATTTTTCCAGCGGCAGCAACTTTTTCTTCAAATGTTTGTGCATCTTCTAACATTCTAAAAGCTTCTCTATTCATCTGTGCTGCTGTAACAATTGGAATATCTCTATCTTTTGCTAAAGAAGAAAGTTCATTTGTTATATCAGAAAGTTCTAATCTAACTTCCCCAGATTTTGTTGGTCTTGCCGGTTTTAATCTTGTGATATAATCGACAATTAACATAACACATTCTTTTCCATCTTCTTCCAAATCAGATAAAATTCCATCAATATCTAAAGTGCTAATAGATTTATTTTGTCTATATAAGATTTGTAAAGTTGCATTATTATTTCCAGCTACTGATGCTTGTTTTAATAATTCAACGCAATCTTTTGCTTTATATCCACTGAATTTAAAATTATCCCCAAATGACCAGACTGCAATTCTTCTTAAAGTTTCTTTTGTTGTATTTTCTAATGTTAAATATACAACTGTTGGAATCTTCGTTGGATCTTTTGGTCTAAAATTATTATATTGTTTTGCCCATAGTGCTATATTTAACATAAGACCTGATTTAAACCCTTTTGCAACACCCATTAAACAATAAACACGACCTTTTTCAAATCCACCATCTAACATTGTATTAAACATTTGTAACCCTGTTTTTACTTTAGAAGATGGATTATTTTCATCGTCAATACATTCTTGAATTTTATTTGTTAATATTGCAGTATCAGATAAATCTAAATCAAAACGAGAATCTGCAATTGTATCTTCTACATCTCTAAAGTCCAAAGCAAGACGATTAATCATTCCGTCAATTTTATCAATTTCTTCATTATAATCATCATATGCTTCTGCCTTTAAAATATTTATTCCATCAATTAAATCGTCAATTTTATTTTCTATAATTCCGTATTTTAACTGATTTGAAATCATTTTGTCTAGATTGTCTAATTCTTCAGGCGATAAATATTCATCATGATATAAATTTAATATATTTGTACATGCATCATAATATTTTCCATCAACGTTTAATTCGCTCAATAATTCTTCTTTTGTTGTTAAATTATTTGAAAGAATTAAACTTGTCATTTTCTTTATTAAATATACTCTAAACTCTTTTTCATATTCAACAACATAAGATTCTTTTGTTAATATATTAAATAGTTTAGATATATTTGATATAAATTTTTTATTTGAAACTGTTGTTAATATAGCAATTATAGTTCTGTCTAACATTGCTAAATTAAACTTTAGTGCAATTTTTTCTTGTGCTTTACTCATTTCATCACCTATTATTAATTTTCTGGAGATTTTAATGGGCAATATATGTAAAGTTTTGGCACTCTAGCATAATCTCCATCATGCCAGTCTATTTTTTCTAATACTGTTATAACCCATTTATTTGGATCAATAACTTCTGTTTTATTTTCATAACCAAAATCTGTTAATGTTTCAACAGTTTTATTTTGATATACCAAATCAGTTTTTTCATTTACAACATAATTTACATCACCATAATATGTGTATGTTGAATTCCAAACGCCGCCTGATATTCCATCTACAGGAATAGCTAAAACATTTGTTAATGTTAAATCTGATTCGAATTCTTCTAAATCGTCTTTGAAATAAATACTAACATCGTCGTTTTCTAAACTAATAAATTCAAATTCAGAAAATACTTCTTCTAATGCTTCTTTAATATCGTCATCTATTTCAACATTTGCATCTTCAAAGAATTTATTTAAATTGTTTTTTAAATTTATGTTTTCCTCTAAAATAGCCATTATTCAGAACCTTCCTTTGTTATAATATCTTTAATTTGCTCTGGCGTAATATTCTCGGCGCCTTCCATCTCACTCAATTCTTCTTTAATAAATCTTGCAACAACTTCTTCTACCGGAAGAGTATTTTTAAATATATACTCATATTTTGCAAATCTATCATCTTTTGTTGTTGTAACGTATGATTTCTTTTCTTCTATTTTTAATTTGATTTTTGGATTATCTTTATACATTCGTTTAACCAACTCTAGCTTATCTGAAGGCATATCACCAATATCAAGCCTAAAATAGTCATATTGTTCTGATAAAGGTTCAATTGCTGATTTAATATCTTCTACAGAACATTCGTTTAAATTTAATCCTAAATCACTAGACTTAATTGTTCCAAATGTTGGACACAATGTATTATCTACAAATTGTACATTGTAATATTTCTTTTCTGTATCATATGAAAAAGTTAAAAATCCTCTTTCAGAAATATCTGTGAAGTCCCAACTTGAAAAAGATCCTGGATAAAATATCTTCTTTTTGTATATGTGCCTTTTATGAATATGACCACATGCTGCAAATCCATGTTTTATACAGTTTTTCCATTCTTCATATATAAATATTGGTGCTGTTTGGAAATCTGTTCTATTTGCTTGTTCTAACATTGAATCTATTGCAATAAAATCCCACATACAATGCATCATCATTGCAGAATATTCTTTTGAGCGCGCTTCTCTATAATATTCTTCTGCATTTACTGGATATTCTTCTGGAACATATAATACATTAAACCCTGGAAATAATTCTTCTTCTGTAACAGTGTTAAATATTTTCATATCCAAATAAGGTGATGCAAACTTGTTAAACATTTCAATTTGATTTCTTTCATGACTCAATGTTCCGTGTATTAATCTTAGTTTTATTTTTTTCTTTATACATAGTTCTCTTAACTCATAAAAGAATTGCATTGCTATCAAAGCTGCCGGTTCATTAAACGATAATTTTCTATCAAAATAATCTCCATTTATAAAAATTACATCTAATTTATTTTTTGCAATGTAATCTTTAACAATAGAAAGTTCATCGTAAAACCTTTGACTTTGTGGAAGCCCAAAATGTATGTCTGATATACAAAGTCCTTTTACTATCATTTTTGTACTTCTCCTTTCTATAATTTATTGTTATTTCTATTATTTTATAAAATAATGAGAATAAATTTATTGAAACTACTCTCATTAAAATAATATATAAATAAGCACTTTTTTGTACTTATTTATATATTTTTATATTTATTTATACTTTATTGTATTAAATTTAGTGGAGCAATGTTGCTACCATATGTTTTTGTTTCATTTATATTAAATATATTATATGGTAAATATTTTCCGTTTTTATAATTTTCAAATTTAACCGATATAACACTATCATAATTTTCTTTATAATTTTTTAATAGATAATCAGGGTATTCTATAATATAGTTATATGTACCATCGTCATTTTTACAACTTTCAGATTTTTTCATATTGACAAGTATTCCTCTTATATTTAAATAAGCTTCAAAATTATCTGGAACATTATGAACAAATGCAAACGCAAATTTTTCTACTTCATCTGAAATATTTTCAAATTTATTTGCGTCATATGACATATTTGATAAATTTCCACCATAATATTCTTTATTGTTATTATAGTCAAATAACTCGATATATTTATTTATAACTTCTAATTTTTTATTAAATTCGTCAGTCTTTATACTATAATTTAACATGTCTTCAAGTTCATTAAATGGTAATCGCGGATAATAACTTGAATTATTGCTTCTGTCATTTTTATTTCTATTTTCTTCTATCTTTGTAAAATATGATTCTTCGTTTAAATATGAAATTGTAGTAAAAACGCCACTATATTTTTTATTGCCAAAAGTACCTTTATAATATATTTTTCCGTTTCTATCTAATTTAAAGTTTCTTTTAAATTTAATTTTTGCCATATGATTCACCTATCCTATAAACAACTTGTCGATCGAATTAGTAGATGGAATCAATATTTTATTTGTGTCTTCAACTATTGTATTGTATTCTTCGGCATAATTATATAAAGTTTCATAATCTTCACTATAAGAAATTAAAGTTAAAGTTTTATCTTCTATTTTTTCTATACAATATATTTTATTATCGCATATATCTACATCTAAAATATTGTTTTCATTTAAATTATTTGTTGCTTCTGTGCTAGCTTTAACCGTAAAAGATATAATATCATTAATATTTACTTTTTTTAATTGTTCATCTGTAATTTCAATTTTGTGCTTTCTAGGATTAGGAATATTAAATTTGCTTTTAACATTATCATATGATAGATTGCAACTATTCAATAATGTTACATTTTCTAATACTGTTATTTTATTTTTATTTCTACTTAGCATAAAATCACCTACTTAACAACTAAATATTTTGATATTGGAATAACGTTTCCTGACATATCTTTTGCAATATATTTGATAGTTTTATTAAATGTATCATAAAAAGGTATATGAATATAGTTTTTATTTTCTAATTGAGCATTTCTTTCTATATATAATATTTTTTCATTAGATTCTATAAATAGATCAAAATATTTTTCTTCTGTGTTTAAAGTTATCCCAAGAAACATATATCCGCCATTAATATCTATAACATTACCATTTGTTTCTTGATTATAAGTTGTTTTCTCATTGTTATATATTCTTAATAATGATTTTTTAAACGTATTGATATTGTTGTTTATATCATTGGCTTTTTTATATTTTTCTGCAACAATATTATCATATAGATTATTAATTTTATCGTCTAATGTTGCTATATGATATGAATAAGTTAATACACTAGATTTTAAACTTTCATAGGTTTTAATATTTCCGTGTTTTACCATTGGAACAACTTTTATACCAACTTCAGATTCAAATGGGAGTATATAAGGTTCATCGTCGGTTAAACAGTTTTCAACATTTTCAAATAATTCTCCATCATATAAAAATACATCATCATCAGAAGATACATTGTTTTCTACTACTTTCGAATTTGAATAAAGATATGGGTCTTCTGGTATATTGCCAATATTAACTAATAATTTAGATATATTTTCATCATCAATAATTTCACTAGTATCTAATCCTATAGTTGTTCTATAAGTTGTATCTTTAGTAATTTCAGGAATAAGTTGATTTACTGATATAATTACAGAATCACCAGGTAATAAGTTATTTATACTTCCTTTTTCATTTGAAATACTTGCTTTTTTATATATTCCTTCAGATGTATAGCAATATATATTTGCTTTTGATAAATCAACATAAGGAGCATAGAAATTTCTTTCTTTTAAGAATTCATGTATATTAATATTGATGTTCCCTATAGTTTCTGCCGTTACTTCAACCGCTTTAATCATATATATCAAATCTTCTGAATTTAATGGTAATATTTCACAAAATTCATTCAATATAACATCTTTATCTAAACAAGTTTTTGTTATTCCAAAAAAATTTAAACCCGGATTACCATATTCATATATAATAAATTGATTTAATGCTGTAAAATTATGCTTTTTAAATTCATCTTCATTATATACAAAAAGATTACTTTGAACATTCGATAATTGGCAAGATATTGTATTTACATCTAAGTCATCAAATATGTTATCTATTGATACAGTTATATAAATAACATCTGGTAAATGATCTTCATCATATGTTGGTGGTGTAGTATTGGGTTTTTGTGTTTTTATTCTGTCATATACAAATGCCATTATTTTTTTATAATAGTCATTGTTGCTAGAAGAATCTTGTCTGCTTACGGTTTCATTATCGTCTTTATTGTTAATTTTAATAGATTCTAGTTTAATATTTTTTATTAACTCTGAATTATTTAAAACATATTTATTATTATAATCATCACTCGCAATAAAACAAAGTTCTTCAAAGTTGTATTTTGATAATTTACTTAATAATACTTTAAATGTTCCCTTGTATCTATTACCTGTTGTATCAAGTTCAAATTTTGGAGATAAATCTTCTAAATAATTTCTATTGTTATCGATATCAAATGAAACTTTATTTCCTTTGTCATAATAAGATCTAAATTTTATTAAAACATTAATGCTTCCAATATTTTCATATAATTTAACAGGGTTTTCGTTGTCAGAATTTTTAAAAGAGGTTGTTTTATCTATAATAATATAAGCTTTTTTTGAGGCATAAGCACGGATCAACCCTATATGATTTTGCCATATTTTTTTGCCGTCTTTAAAACATATTGGAATAAAGTCTAAAATACCTTTTGTCATAGATTGATTTCCATAATCAACAATAGGGTATATATAGAAATCTTCAAATAAATCTTTTCTACTAATTTTTAAAACCTTATAACTTTCTAAAATTGTTTTTAGTTTTTCTATACCAGAAGTTGTAACATTACTTGGAGTATTTTTATCTGGCAATTCTATTGTATATGCATAGTTATTATTACCAATTGTTCCTAATGCTTGATCATAGTCACGAACTGTGTTTTGAACTATTTGTAAATAAACAGGAAGAGAAGAACTATACTCCTCTTCCTTTTGAACATTTTCTAAATAAACATCTTTTATTCTCATAGTTGCACACTATCTGATGTCGCTCATTAAACTCATATATAAAGTTCCTAAGCCATCTTGTTCTAGTTCTTTACGTTTTAGAGCAAATTTAGAACTTCCACCTAGTGTAGTTCCAACCATTGAAGCACATAAGAAAAATAATAAATATGGTACAAATTCAATAGCGAATAAAGTTCCAGCTCCATATAATTGCATCCATGCGCGTGAAAATTCACTGATATTTATTTCATCACGGAAGAATTCATTACCAAATGTTTTTAAAAATTCTGATAATGATGAGAAATCTATTTGTAAGTTTTCATTATATTGTTTAATTGTTAATAAAGGAGTTTTTGCTTTTATCGCTTTATATGCAAATTCTTCAACTGCTTGTTCATCACTATTCTCAATGCAATACATTAAGAAAAATTTTGCAATATTAAATTTCGCTAATTCTTCTTGGAATATATCTGATCCGTATCTAGTTCCCATAACTTTTAAAACAACATTTGAAAATAAACTTGAATATATTTTTGTTAAAGGAAGAATTGTTTTTGGATTTGAAAATACTTTTGGAGCTCTTCCATCTGTTAGTTTATACGCAATTAAACCGCCTTCTAAGCATGCTCTTAAATCAGTATTATATGCTCCAATAGAATATGCTGTATTATCTGCGTTCCATTGACCAATTCCATATAAATTAACGAAAACAACTGGAACCAAATCTGTTCCTCCGCTTATTGGAGCTTTAGCAGTTATAAAAGGAAAATGTCTTGCAATTGGAGATGAATTTGAACTAAATGTTAGATCAAACAATCTTATTCTTCCCCCGTTTGATTCATATAAATTAATAGCTTCGCTTAAAAGAGTATTTGTTTTACTTCTAGCAGAAAGTTTTAATTGCCCTAGTTCTAATTCTATTTGATTTGGTGCTATTACTCCTATATTTCTCATTAATTGAAGTCTAACCGCTCCTCTTAATTCAGAATCAATTCTAGCTTGAATTCCTTTTGATTTATAAAGTTCTGTATCCATAAGACTTAACATAAACATCAGTCCTTTCTTTTTTGTTATATAATATATTGTTCCAATAAATTACAACATACAAAAAAATAAACAAAAAAAGAACCTTGTAGGTTCTTTTAAAAGTCTAATACAAATACTTTTTATTAACTTTGTTGAATAAACCGAGTAGCAGTATTCGGAGGAGAAACCTGGGGCCGTAGGAGGTACCATGTGATCATGTTGGTGGCGTTTATCCTAAATGCGCAAAACATGATCGCCTTGGTACCTCCATACGGTAATTGGTCTCCTCCTTATACTGTTAGGGTTATTCAATTACCAAGTTTAGATAAAACGCGCCCGGCGCTTTAGCTAAACCTTGTAACCTTCCTAGTTAAGATAAGTATAAAAATCTGCCTACCAACCTTATCTTAACGACAGAAGGCAAATGTTATAACAATCTCAACTTTAATATTATGTTATAAATTGAGTATCTCAAAAATACTATCAGACTTTTTATAAATACCTCTGTATGAATGGAGGCGACGCCAGAAGCATCCTCAGCTGCAGGATGGATTCAACCTATTAGCTGCTTCTAGCTGCTTTAAAAGGTTGAATCCATCACAAGCTGAACTGCTCTACTTTTTATTAAGCAGAGCAGCAATTGCTGTAACACAATATGCTGCATGGAGGTATAAAAGAATCATCACATTATAAATATTAAATCGATTTTCTACGAGTACGCAAAACCAAGTTCCGCTGTGGCAGGAACCAGTTTTTGCCCATTACATCGACACCTCCAGAAGGAGTGAAGGTTACTGGGATACGGTGATTCATTGTTAAATAATCACCGTATAACTGTACCTGTCACCTCCATTGGAGCATCCGATGTAAATCATACATGTAAAAATTATAAATTATCACTGAGAAACTCAGATTTACTAATGTGATTTTTTAAAGATACAATATTAATATTCAAAACAATAAATACTATTCGCCTTGCGATTCGGTGTCTAAAGAATGAAGTGAATTCATAACGTTACGCGATGTAATGAAGACGTTGCCACGTCGGAGTTCTGATCTTTTTGCATTGCGCTCGTGATTTTATCACGCTTGCGCAAGCATAGAGATCGGATTTCCGTTCGTTGGCTTAAGTCTTCAATAGTCGCTGTGACGTTAATAAGAATTAACTTTCATTCAGACCCGAATGCAAGAGAAGATAATTTACTATGTATTAACCCTGCGAAGGGCGACGGGTCGCCAAGAATCGAGTAGCTGAACTGCCGCAGATGAGTTGGATTGTGAAACAATCTAATCATCGGCGCGTTTAGCCTTCTTGATTCTATCTTCCTGCATATTGCAGAAGGTTAATACTTAAAAATTATAAATTCCCTTCAAAAACTAAAATTGAGTATCTCAAAAGTACTTATGAATAATCTACTTGTATCACTTATATAATATATAAATTAAAATTGTTTTAGAAAAATAAGTGGAATAGCAAAATGCTATCCCACTAGTCTATCAAAGAGTTTAATCCTAAAATTTGGTCTCTTTCTAAAGTTAAACTATAATTTATATCTCCAGTATTTGCATCAATAATTAATGCTGAAGGAGACATAACTTCTTTAAATACTTCTTTCATTTCTTTATCTTTAACAGAGATTATATTTAAAACATCCCCGTCGTAGTCAGCAGCTAAAGGTGTAAGAATTGTATTAGAAACAGATAAAGTTAAATCACTCATATCTTCCTTAACATCTGCAATTCTCATATACATAATAGAACCCAAAGCAATTGTTGGATTTCTGTTTAATAATATAGAGCATTCTTCATCCGCAATCATTTTCTTCATAACTAAATATACTTCTCTATTGAAAGTTGTTCTTGCTTTTCTAACAATATTGTCAGCTTCTTTTATAGAAACATTTTTTACATGAGAAATAATATTAATTAATTCAAAACGATATAATTCTAAAAATGTTAAATATGGAACAACAACTTCTTCTGCGCCTATATTTGCATCTGCTGGAGTTATAATATTTCTTGCTGTGAAATCAATACGAGTTCCACAAATTTGTTTTCTAATTAAACCTTCTTTTCCAGAAATGCTTTCAATAATATATTCAGATAATTGAAAATATTCTGCTTGAATCATTTCTAACATTGAGTTTTTAATTAATTGTAATTGATTTACTTTAGAATTTAATATTTTATTATTTTTGATAATTCTAACATAAATTGTATTGATTTCATCTAACTTTAATCCATCTGCTGTTCTAACTGCTGGTCTTAATAAAGTAGAAATTACAGGAATTTTATCCGTGAATACTTCAAGAGGATCACATAAAAAATTAAACAATTCCTCATCATTTACTTTGTTAATTCCATAATAATAAGTTAAAACTTCTGTATATTTTTGGAAAAATCCCATTAAACCAATATGCCAATATTTCTTTTCTGGAGATTCGTTTTGAATTTTCTTTATAACTTCTTCGTCTAAATCTCCTTCAATATTAATAATATTTGGCGTCTTTATTATTTGCTTTAAATTTGTTTTTCCAATTAGACGTTCAAGAAACATATAAGCTACATATTTAATAACTTTATAGCCTTCACCAAATTCTGCTACAGTTCCATCTTCTCTATATTTGTTTCCAGATAAATCAATCCAGCCACATTTATTAATATTAGATTCAACAAATGAAACTATAGTATGACATTTAGGACATTCACATCCTTCATAGAATTTTCCTGTCATTGAATGACATTTGCAAGTATATTCTTGCTCTGTTTCAAAGTTACCAAAAATTGCTTCTGAGAATAATCCATCATCGTTGAAAGCTCTTTCATCTGTTACGTTTCCTGCAGAATCAACTTTTTTGCAACGTCTCCCGTAAATTTCATGATTTGAAACTATATCATGCGGGATAAATGAGAATAGGCTTGGTTTTCTTACTAATTTCATTTTAACCACCCCTTTCTTCTATATATAAAACAAAAACGAAGCTTTCAAATATAACCTGTTTATAAAATAGTTTTTGCATAATTATACAAAGAATATAAACTTAAAATTATATTTTACTTGCTTCATCATTATAATATATTTTTATTCTGGAATTTTGTCGTCTTTTATTTCAGACAAATCTTTTTTTAATTTTTCTAAATCCATGTCGTTCCTACTTACATATTTATTTACTCTTTCTGTAACTATAGTTGCAAATAAAAGATATAAACCTAAAACTATAATTGCAATAGAAACGGTTAAAACTAGTGCGTTTGATTCATTTTCAACTGTGATTACTTTATTATCAACTAATAGCATAGATGAAATAGTAATTATTAGAATTGGAATTAAATTTTCAATTATTACTTCATAAAATTTAGAATTTCTGTCTCCAAAATAAAATGTATTAAACATACATATAAGAGCAGTTGCAAAAGCAACAATATAAAATGATACTCGTAAAGACATAAAACTAAAAAATGATAAAATACCCATAAGCAAAATAATAGAGTCTAATATTAACATAACGCTAACTTTTCCGATTTTTCCATATTCTGATTTTAACATTTTTTTCGCATTAAAAAATGCTAGTGATATTGCTATAATTGTAATTCCTGCTAAAATATGAGGATGTCTAGTAAAAACACCTGCTAGCGGCATTATATATTTTTCTGGATTAAATGGTAATAATAGAATTCCTAATGTGATAAATAACCCAGATAAAATGTAAAACAAAACTCTATATTTATATAATATATCTTGAGCTGTTTCACTTTTTACAAGAAAATTTTTCATTTTATTCAGTCCTTTCAGTTTCGTTTGTTTGAGAAGTTTCTTCTTCAGAATTTTCAATTTGTTCTTCTTCGGTAACTTCTTCAGATGGTATTTCTAATTTCGGAGTACTATCTGCAATATTATTAATTTCTTCTTCAACAGTTTCTTGTTTTGGAGTTTCATAAAATGTTTTTGATTTTGCTCCACCATATTGTTTTTTCCATGAGTCTAGCATTAAAAGTTCTAAAGTAGGAATATATTCTAATTGTTTTAGATTTAATTTTGCAGTTGTAACTTTCTTAATTTCTGAAATATTATCAACCATTATACTTCCTTTTTCAATATCAATAAATGGGTCTAAAACATCCAAAACATTTATTGATTGAATTGCAAGTTTTAATGATTCTAATTCTGTTAAAACTTTTTGAGATTTATGTTTTTTAGCGAAAAGTTTATCATAACGCTTAGATAGCACTTTTAAAAGATTACTTGTTTTTGATTCCATTGTTTTTTCTCCTTTTATAATGAATTGTTCTTAACGTGGTTATTATTAATAATAAAAGGTATATACCATATAGATATATACCTCGCATAAATGGAATATTTGGATTCAGGCATTACCCTCGCCTTCCTATGCTAAAAATTAAATTGTATGACCGCTCTGTGAGAAGATGGATTAATAATTATCCATCTTTTTAAATTTCGATCGCTCACAGAAGGGTTATAACGTTATTTTGTCATATCTTTCATTATTTAATATACTCAATACTGCTTCATATGGTGATTTATCTAGTGTATCTATTACAAATTTAAACGTTGAAGCGCTAAACCCAGAAACACATTGAGCACGTGTTACTTTATCAACTGTTAAATGAAAAGTAGAATCTGTTGCTCCGACATTCCAGAAAACAATATTTGGTAAATCATATCCATTTTTTTCAAACTTTTCTTTCATAACTGTATAGAAATCTTCATTAGCAGGTTTTCCACCAAATGAATAACTAAAAGGATCAAACTGCATATCTGAAATAATGATTAATGATTTTGGCAATTCTTCATTTTTCAATTTATTCTTTATAGCATTGTCTAGTATAAGTTGAAATGCAGCTGCTATATTTGTTGAGTATCCATTTCGGCTATTACGGAATTCACGGATTTTAGCTTCAAGTGGCATATCGTCTTTTAATGTAATAAAAGCCGGTTGAGATGCAAATTGTAAAGCAACGTTGTGATAAGCTCCTTTATTTCTTTCAGCAAAATAAATTGCTAAACCAACTGAGGTTGATATTGGAGTATAATTATTATTCCACATTGATTCACTAACATCTGGCATTACTAAATAGTCGTTTTCTCCGCTAACATAGTTTGGAAGATTTTTCCATTGTAATGCGTCTGTTTCAGAAATAGGTGAATTATCTCTATAAAACGGTCTAATTATATCATATGGATATAATGTTCCAGTTTTTATTGTTGATTTTCCTTCTTTAACTTTCTTTAAATATTCGTCGTATTGAGATGGAACATTTCTTTTAAATGCTCGTTGATATTTGTGATGTGCTAAAGCCGGAATTTTAGAGAAATCAATTTTCTCAAATTCTTTGTCAGACATTTTTCTTTCTACGACATTTAAATATTTTCTCAAAACACTCAATGCTTGTTGATATTCGTGAGTTGAGAGTTTAAAATATTTTGCTGTTAATCTACCAAGTTTTCTTGATTCTTTAGAACTTGTATTTGGTGATTTAAGCCATTTAGCAAGTAAAGTTATTTCGCGATAATAATACGCATTTACTAGATCCTCTTCAAAAACTTCTTTCATAAGTTTAAAAGTTGCTTTTTCTAATGATGTTCCAACAAAACAGTATAAATCGTCCCATCTTCCATATTCTGGAATATACTTGATTAATTTTTTAATCGTTTCTTTATCTGTTCTTGCTAGATATTTCATAATTGTTTTAAAGGTTTCTCTTTCCCCTAAACCTCCTCTGATATCTCTAGCATAGAAAAGAGTTTTTAGAGCTAATAGTTTATCATCAGCATATGCTTTAGAAAATACGCTTATAATTTTATCTTCTGAGTATCTTCTCATTCCACCAATACTTCCAAACAAATCAACTATAGAATCATTTGTTGATTTAACTGCAAAAGCTCCATTTTCTGTTGTGGTTTCGTTTGCAATTTCTTGCATTCCTTTAACAAATTTATTCATAATTTTTATCCTCCTTTACGCGTTTTTGTTACAAAAAGAAATACAACTTTCAAGTATGAACAGTTGCATTTTTAATTGTTTAATTTTGTGCTGTTAGCGCAAAATGATATAACTTTGTTAAATCATTATAATAATATATAAAACAAAAAAATAATAAGATTAATCCCACCAAAGATCAAAATATTGTTGAACTAATTGAAGTAGTCTTTTTTTAAGCAAAAGTTCTATTTCAATATCATATATTTCTTTAAGCTCAATTTTATCAACCAAACTTTTGGCTTCTTCTATGGAAGATCTCAATATAGAATTATGAAATATTTTTTTATTGTTGTCATCAAAATCTAATGATAATCCTTCAACATTTGAAATACTTTCAAAATATTCATACATTTGTCTAATTTTAGCACACAATATTTTAATCAAATAATCATAATCCCAAGCTTTATCTTTTTTTATAATTTTTTTAAATTCTTTTTTATATTTTCGTTCAAATTTTTTATACTTTAATTTATACATATTTATACTTTTTTACCCTTTCTTATATAAATTTATATTTTAAATAAAAAAATAAAAAAAAGAATATTATATATCATTCATTAATTTTTCACTAAATTCCACTGAGGAGTGTGAAAAAATTTAATGCTAAAATTCCACTGGGGAGATGCATTTGAAGCTTTTATAATATTCTTCCGACGTGTGGAGGTAATAATAATTACCTAAAGATTACGTCTAAGTCTTTAGGTAGAATTTAAAGGAGTTGATATAATGAGAACCTTCAATATAATTATTTTACATTATATTGAAGATTACATATAATAAAATATGTACGTAAATTTGTTATTTATATTTTTGTTTCAAAAATACTAAAACTGGTATTTTTATAAATTGAATAATAATTAACTATTAGTATAAATATTACTAAAAATATTAATATGAAAATTTTAATTTATTTGTACATACTATTATATCATATATATACATAAGTGAAGACTTGCTACTATATTTAAACCCAGCCCGTTCAGTGGGCAAATTCACACTAAGGGTATATAAGTGTAGCAAGGTTCTTCAACTATATGCCAATTAAAAAGAAGCCTTATTGAAGGCTTCGTCACTATTATTAATTTAAATACTTTATATAGGCTATATTTGCTAAATGCTAGTTAAAGGTTATAATTTATATGAAATTTTATTTTTTTATTTTTTTAGTATTTTTATTAATAATAGTGAAATTATATATAAAAATATGCTTTGTTTGCATATTGTTATATCATAAAAAGCCGACGATAAATTGTCGCACCAATCTACCGCTGGATCATATAAATTAGACGCTAGTATATTATTGAAAAAATATGTTATTATAATTTACATTGCTGTAATGCGTCTATATTTTTTGTAAAATGGATGTAATAATTTTTAGGATAGGTGTTCAATTATGCGTAAAGAACTTTTATTTTTTATTAATTCTTCCATTTTACACAATTATAAAGAAGCCTTGTTAAAGACTTCATCACTATTATTAATTTAAATACTTAATAGTTGATTGAAATTATTTCATTTTTTGAAAATGAGTGATTTTTACAGAACCATAATTTTATTTTTATTTTAGTATTATCATTAATCATAGTGAAATTATATATAAAAATATGCTTTGTTTGCATATTGTTATATCATAAAAAGCCGACGATAAATTGTCGCAACAATTTACCGCCGGATCATATAAATTAGACGCTAGTATAAATTAATTCTCTTCTTGAAAAATATGTTATTATAATTTACATTGCTGTAATGCGTCTATATTTTTTTTGTAAAATGAATTTAATAATTTTGAGGAGAGGTGTTATAGTGTTTTTATTTATAATTTTCTTCCATTTTACACAATTATAATATATAACTCAAATCGGTTTTACTAAAATCTATTTGATGAAAGCGATTTCCGTTGTATGTAGCATGATGGTAATTTTCTTACCATCAGGCACACTTGTTGGTTGCTATTTTAGAACACGATTTACAAAGAAGCGACTTCTGTAATCGTCACAAACAAACTCAACATTGTGTTTTCGGTTTCTCTTAATAATGTGATCAACATTTAAATGATATTTATCTAAGAGTTTTCCAACATAGGAGTTTGCTTCGTCTCTGGTTCTAAAAGTTCTTTTTCTGCAGTCTTCCTTGTTGATAACTGGAGCAACAACATAAACTTTATTAATAGTCATTCGGCAAATCCTTTCTAACTTCGCCTGCTTTTGCATATTGGTCGTTTAAGGCGAAATTTGCTTTTGACTTGTCCTCTTTATAATATATAATCTATTGTTCTGTTAATTATTTTTAAAAATAATACATAAAGGATTAAATTTCCTTTATGTATTTTTCAAAATCAATTTTACTAAATTTAATAGATGTATCATGGAATGTTTTCATTGCTTGTTATTAAATTACTTCATTACTGTAATATCTTTAATTTTCATTAAAGAATTGACTATATCTTTATCTATAATATTTTATTATAGATACAAAGCACTTCGAAACATTTGTTTCTACTCCGCCTTTGGGGCGGATAGTCGATGAGGTAATAATATAAAAATCATTACCTGCTGATTGCCCAATCTTTAAGATTGTTACTATATAAAAGTACTTAAAGCTCTAAGGGTTTTCCAGCATTTCACTTTGTCATCGGCACATCTTACAATGTGGAGAGACCTATATTTGATCTATTCATTAGGACACCAGAGTATGTTGATGTTAGAAGCCCGGCGTTGTTAATTCCCATTTTATAAAATAATTCTCCGGCGCATTTAGAGCAAATTTTGTCTCCTTTACAATATAGTGGAGATCTTAGTTTTACATTTTGCCCAACATATTTTCCGATATTCTTTTCGGTTAAATAAACTAAGTTACCAGAACCGTCTATTAAATACCTATATTTAAACATTTCTTTATTTTTATCTGTTAAATCTATTCTAACGCCCATTTTTGTGCCACAATCACTACCTTCAACATCTAAACAAGTTGCTTGAAGTGATTTATTTAATCTCTTAGTTTCAGCACCGCCATCTTGAGTACTAACACCACGGGCATATGCTCCGGCAGTTGTTAAGTTTGTAAAAATTGGGTAGTCTTGCATTGTTATACCGTCAGAATAGTTTGATTTAGATACAACTATTTTTCCTGTACTTGGGTGAATAAATGCTCCACCCATAATAGAAGTTTTCTTGTAGTTATTTTCAAATTTAAATTCGCCCGATGCAAAGAAATCATAACTTGGGTTCTTTTCTTCAACAAGTTTTTTCTTAGCAATATCTAAAAGTTCTTTTTCTATCTTTTCTGTTACGTTTGGGTCGCCATCTGCAATTTCTTTAGCATATTGGTTAAATAACTCGTCTCTTCTTTGAATTACTTCTTTAATAGGCGTATTTATTGCATAGTTCATTGATGGTAATAAATAATATGACATGTTCATTCCTAAAAATTCCCCGTCATCCAAATAAGAAATGTAATCTTTTGTTGTTTTCATTTCTCCGTCAAGCATCATGTTCCCCATACGGTTTTCTAATTTTTCTATATTTTTTGCTGTTAATACATCGTTACAATACCCATACTTTTTTAAATAAGACTCTGGAATTGCTACTAAATTAAAAATATATCTTCCTATTGTTGTCTCAATATTTTCATTATTGTAATAATCATTTTTTAAAAGGACGAATCTATCATTTGTATTAAATCTTGGGGCATCTTTTCCCATATAGATAGCGAAAAAATCTTTTAATTTTTTTGATGTCATGTCCTCTTTCTTCAAACTCAATACCTCTTTAACTTCTTGCGGAGTTAATTTTCTTGGCATTTAAATCACATCCTTTAAATTTTAAATGCAGCAACAATTGCAGATTGTTTTACGATATTTGCATCTTTATCTTCTAGTACAACAAAAGCTTCTTTAACAGAATCAGAAAAATCTGAAAATTCTGAAATTATATTAGCGAAAATTGTCATATCAATATTAGCCTGACAATCTAGTGTTACATATGCTAATTTAACTTTGTCATCAACTAATAATAATCCTGGTTTTGTTAAATTTGAGTATCCAAAATTATTTTTAGTTTCTGTTAAAACAACAAAATCATCTTGCTTTTGCTCATAGTCTTTTGTTTCTAAAGGGAAAAATAAATAGTTTTCCTTTATAATATTGTTAAAACAAGGTGCAATTTTTTCAACCGCATCTTTACATTTATGAATTTCATTCTTTAAAATTTTCATTTCTTCTTTCTTTCCTTTCTAGAAATATATATAATAATTTACAGTATATTCATTATTTTTATTATTTAAAACAATTGGATCATGTACTACACGAGAAAATAATTCCTCTGTTGTTCCATTACTGATTATCAATCCAATTTCAGTTAAAGTTTTATTTTGGTCTGTGTATGCTAAAGTATTTGTTATTTTAACATAAAGGTTATCAAAATTATGTTCTATATCGTTTGTTGTTAATGAAATATATTGTGGATTTACAAGATTGTCTTTTGTAAAATTCGGCGTTGTCATTTCAGAACCTTCTCCGTAAAATATCTTTGATATATTATAACCTGCATAGTCGGCAGTTCCAAAACATTTACTTAGAAGAAATTTTCTTCCTGTTTCAACAATCATATTGTCCATATCAATAATAACATTTCCGTCTTTATCTTTTACAATTATATGACCTTTTACATATTTCTTAGTATCAGCAACTGAAACTTTTTCATTTAAATTTATTTCTTTCATACTATCACCTTTTTCTTAAAAACTTATAACATACTCTAGTGCATATGTAACACCAGAAGTTATATATTGTGGATCAAATACAAATCTTGAAAATAAAGTTTCTTGTCCTTCTGTTCCAGTATAAGTTAAGAATCCTTCTGTTATTGTCATTGCGGTACTAGTTCCAGAAATCGATATATTTATTTTTAATGCCATATTGTCATCATCAAAAGTTGCAGTACAAACTGATACAGCATTCGCTTCATTATCAGAAAATGAAACATCATTTACATCGACAGAATTATTTTTTACATCGTTATATGTAGTTGTTACTTTTGTTGCAAAATTATTGTTTGCTACACCGAAATGGAATTTGAAAGAATAACCTGTCGTTGTTTCTCCTTTCATTGCTTTCTTAAATATATCATATATTAATTTTCGACCATCTTTAACTACCATATTATGGCCGCGACAAATTATATTTCCTTTGTCATCTAGTAAGATAAAAACACCCGAAATACTATCTGTAATTTTTATATTATCAATCATTTGTATCATCACCTTTTATTTTCATTTAATATATATTCAACTGATTCATCGTAGAATATAGAATCTACATAATCAGCACTAGTTGAACCAGAATAATAATCAGTTGGAATAACATTTTCTCCATCAAGCTCGTATTTTGAAACTGATTTAACAGAAGTAATATCGCTTGTATAAGAAATAAACATTCTCAAGGCTGCCATTAAAAACTTTGTTGTATTTTCCATATTAGAATCTATTTGGAAATTTACATTTAAAAAACTAGATAAGTTTATTAAAATGTTTCCAATTGAGATTATTTTTTCTATTTGAGCCGCTTCATCGTCTGCAGTATGATTCTTTGCAGATAGAATTCCAACTTTAATATCTTCATTTTTTTCATTTTTTACAATGCTTTCACTATATTCACATATATTTCCAAAAATATAAGAAACAAAATTACTATCTTTAAGCATTGATATATCTGCAGCATTTGTTATTTTATTATCATATGTTATAATATTATTGTCATTACTGGTATAGAATGTTTCATATAGAATATTTGTAAAAATTTTAAAATCTGTATTTAAATATGCAGCTTCATACTCTACTTTAAACTCTGGATTTCCATTTGCGGCTAAATGCTCATAAGGAAATTCTAAAATTGGATCTATTATATATTCTACTAACGCATTATTGTAATTATTTTTTAACTGTTCTTCACTAATACCTTTATAATTATTAATAAATTTTATAACATTCATATTTTGATTTAACATAGACAATAAATTAACATCTTTTAAATATTTGTCAATTAAGTTAAATGAAGTTTTAAATTTTAGGTCTTTTTGAGATTCAGAATAACTCATATTACTAAAAACATTTTGTAATGTTGTTATATATGAATCTTCGCCTGTATATTTTCCATCATTTGTTAGCCAATTATTATTAGATATATATTTTAAAGATGTTTTCAATGTAGTGTTTGCGTCAATATATTCTTTTAAATTTGTCACAAAAGTATTTAAATTAGCTTCTCTATTTATTGTCATAAAATTATTAGAATATGCATTTGATATGCCGCCTGTTTTTGCGAATATAACTCCTTTAAACATCAATCTTAAAACTCTGAAAACATCATCGAAGGATAAATTAGATAAATTGTCTGCTCCGGTAAAAGTAAAAACAATGTTTTTAGTAATAGTTTCTACTTTTTCGCCATTAGTATCTTTTAATTTTTCATATAAATATTGCATTAACTCTAAAGAATAAATTGCTTTAATTACTGCTTTGGCAGTATCTTGAGAGTATTCAAAAGATGTATATTTACTAGCAACAGTATTTATATTTAATTTTTTAATATCTTCTTCTGTTAATAAATTTTCGTCCCAATAAGGATCATCTTCAACAAATGTGTTATAATCTTTTTGGTTTGAAATAGCCTTTAATATATCTTTTGTTTCATTATCTGTGTTATAATCAACTTCAATGAATTTTATATTTTTATTTGTACTATATTCTTTTTTTGGATAATAATATCCAATAACTTTTCCGTCGTTATTTTTTATAATTCCATTATCATATGTATAGTTAATATCATATTCTGTTTTACTAGAGTCATTATAATAAGAATAGAAAAAATTATTTTTTGTTGAATCAGTAATATTATAATTATCATTAGCAGTTGCATCTGAAGAATTTCCTGATATTTCAGCTAATAAATATTTATTTATTTTAATCTCGCTATTTTTACCATTAAAAATTTTCATTAAATACTCTGTAACTTTAGAAGTTCCTTTGTTTTTAATTAAATTTTTAAACTCTTTTATTATATTTAATTTGTATAAATCTTGGTTGTAGAATGTTGCAGATGCATCTAATACGTCTAAACCATATGATTTTAAAAAGTTAGAAATGTCTGCAGAATCAAAATGATCTATATCATGTATAACATCTATTTTTGCAGATATAAATCTTTCAACAGCGTAGAATGCAATAAAGAATTTCTCAAAATTATTATAAAAATCATCATGAACGAAAGATTTATTTAACAATCTAGCATAATAATAATCTCTTGTTTCTTGATATATTTCCATGAATAACTCTATTTCTTTGTTTTCAATATATTTGTTATTTTCCGTAGAAACAGCATCTCCGTAATCATAATCTTCATATGTTCCTGATGCATATTGAATAATATCAGATTCTCTTGCTTTTCTTGCATAATATGGATTAGTTTTTATTGTACGAAGCATTTTGAAAATATCATCTTTTGAGTATTCTGCAACTAAATTTTTAAGCATCAAATCTATACTTAAACTTGTTATTAATTCTCCTGATCCAGGGAATAAACTATCATCATCTTTTAAAGCAATACCAAAATCTATAACATCAGATAATTCTGCTTTTCTATATTCAGGATTTAATTCTTTATATATAACGGCAAATGAAATTTGTATCGGATCGTTAATTTTTGCTCCATTGGCAACAGCTTGATTATCTTTAAATATTTCATTATATATATTAATAATATCACTATTTGGATTTACTGAAATATTTAATAAATTAAACGTGCAGACATTATAAAAAATTCTAGTTCTATATGCTTCTTCTGGACTTGCTCCACGTTTTTCTCCTATATATGTTATGTTACTAGCAGAATTATTTATTAAAATTTTTTCTTTTCTTTTTGATACATCCTTATATTTTTCAATTCCTAAATTAGCAATAGAAATATATTCGATAAAAGAATCTATATCTAACTTAGCTACAGCAAGTAAAACACTAAATGGGTTAGTTGTTTTAATATCTAAACCAAAAGACGTTGTAGTTGTTTCTAGATATGCATCTGTTCGTTCATAAATTGAATTTTTTAATATATATAATTGTATAGAATTTTCAGACTTTTTAAACACTATTCTTCTTTCAATTTTATCTGTTATAATAAAAAAGCCACTATCCATATTTTTATTTGTAACTTTTTTATATTTATACGTTATACCTGTTTTTACCTTGTAAAATTTATTATCGCTAGATCTATTATAATATTTATCACTTGTATTTAATTCATTCCCAAATAAAACAGTTTCTTCAGATACATTATTACTAATACTTGCATTATTTTTTGTTTCTTCTGGAATTGCGTCTAATCTATTACATATATAAATATACACAATAGCTTCAATAAGCGATTTAAACTCAGCATTATCTAATGGAATTGATATCAAAGAATCTTTTATCAAAGAATCTTTAGTTTTAAATAAAGTTTTTTCTTGGATATCAGTAGATGATTGGGTATCAGAAACTTTTCCATCTGTAGTATTAATAAGATATTTGTCATTTTGAATTATTTTATTTACAATATTATTGAAATAATCTGCATTAGATATATTTTCCTTATCTAGTGAGAATATAATATTTGCATCATTGTTTTTAAATATTGCATCTATCTCATCGTTATATGTTTTAACTAAATATAATAGCACGTATATATCATCATCAGATAATTCATTTTCATAGTATTTTATAAGTAGATCTTTAAAAGTTTTAGATATTGCATTGTCAGCATCATCTAATAAATGACTATCTTTTAAAGTACTATGTAGTAAAAATGATATAATATTGTTGAAACTTTCAACTGAATCTTCTGGAATGGTGTATGTTCCTAAAGTGTTTTTGCCTAACTCTGCCAAAAATGATGGTGGAGTAGTATTATATTTTTTAGCATATTTATTTAATTCTTCTATAGATTTATAATTATAGTATGTAGCCAAAATAAACACCCACTTTCTATAATAGATTGTTCCAAGCATTATTTTTGTATATATTTTTATTTTTTATAACAATACATTATATAACCTTTCTGTGAGCGATCGAAATTTAAAAAGCTGGATATTTATCCATTCGATTGCTGTGAGAAGCGTTTAGAAAGGGTTGATTACTATGGGACAAATAGGAAACATTAATATTAATAATGACAGTATGACTATGAGGTCTTCAAAAAGTATTTTTTGTGAATCTTTTTATTTTATAGATGTATATGATGAAAACAATGTTAAAAAATTTATTAAAAGTACTGAAAGATTAATTAGAAAATCTAGAGAATATAATAATTATATAATGCAATTACGAACAAATGTAAATGCTTTAAATTACGATTCTATCATGTCAAACATTGCATTAGCAGATACAGATTTAGAACTTCATCATTATCCTTTAACACTATACGATATAGTTGAAACTATTATGAATTATCACATTATTAAACAAGATAAAATAACATCTTTTTCTATTGCAAAGGAAGTAATGGATTGCCATTTTCAAAATATAATTGGATTAGTTTCTCTATGTGAAACAAATCATGAATTAGCACATTTGTCATCTATATTTATAAACAAAAAACAAATATTTGGAAATTATGAAGAATTTTTAAAAAGATATGAAACTGGTTTAACTGTTGATTGCAAAGAAAAAATTAAAAAATTAAATGAATATAGCGATAATAATGTTGCTATAGACTTTAAGGGGATTTTATAATGGCTTGGAGTAAATTACATCAAGGTTTTCTTTTATCTGGATATATTGAAGACCAAACAAATAATAGAGAAATCTCTTTAGATAAAATGATTGCGTCGGTTGCCGTTAAAAAAGATTTTTTTGATAATATTTTTCCGCTTTATATTGTAAATCTTCAGTGTGATTACGAAACAAGAGAAATATTGAGAACATCAAAAACAACTATATCTATAGAATGCGACGAATACCAAATTGATGGAGAAGTTACAGAAGAAGTTCAAGAAGAGCCAGCAGTAACAAATAAAGCTTTTTCTGTTCGACTAAAAATATTTGATCCGAATTTGCAAGAAATTGATATTAAACACGCAGATGATGAACTAGACGATAGAACTGACTCGAACGTTAATCAAACTTATTTAGTTCCTTTAACATGTATTCCAGAAAATGTTTATAATCAAAATAATGAAATAATAAATTCTGTATATTATAAAGCATCTATGAATGAAATATTAGTTGATATTTTATATGATTCGAATCGACTTTTATATTTAGACCCGTCTGATAACGTTGATAGAGAAGAAACTTTACTAATACCACAAATGAATAAATCTAATGCCATTTCATATTTACAATCTTCTTATGGAATATATAATGACGAATATTCTTTATTTTTTGACGACGATGCAACATATTTAATAAAACAATTTAATAAAAACTATTATACATCAAATAAGCTATCTTTAGTTGTTGTTTCTCAAAATGACTTATCTGCTTCTGGTATATATGAAAATATTGAGATAGACGAGGATAACAATTTAAAGAAAACAACAAAAAATAATCCTAATATTGTACGAGTAGATGATGTGGCTTCTAATATTATTGGTGGTAAAGTTATATTTGGAACATATGGTTCTGCATATGAACTTGTTACAAGAGATTATACTTACGACGATGATGAAAGCAAAATTAGATATAGATGGAACGGGTTTAAAAAAGATATTTTTGAAAAAGCTGTTATGTATGTTCCTACGAAAACAGGAACGGTTGTTTTAGAAAATATTTCTCCAAGATTAATAACTTTAAAAACAAAAGTTGAAGTTCAATCTTCAGATGCTGAATTATCTGGATCGTATTACATTCAATCAATGAGGTATATCTTCGGATCGACAAATAAAAAGAATTTTAATTGTTCTATAGTTTTAACAATAGCAAAAAAATAAGATAACATTAAGTTATCTTATTTTAATTTTTAGAAGAAGAAATCATCGCTTGAAGTAGGTTGAGCAACTTTATCTTTAACTGGTTCAACGTAATCTATAGTAGATGGAGATGGCAATTCTTTTAATGAAATTGCAATTTCTTTATTATTTTGGATTGTATCACGTTGAGCAAGTTTAGAATTCTCTTCAGCATCTGCTCTATATCTAGAACCAAATTGTAGTAATTTTGGTAAAGACGCCATTGATAAGTTTGTAAAATTTTTAATATTTCCTAATAATTCTTGAATTGAATATTTAGAGCGTGATAGTGTATTAAATATTTCTCTTATTGAAATTAATGCAACGATAATACCAACTGCTTTATAAATTAAATTAGTTGTTTTTCCACCGCGATCTAAACTATTATATAGGTTTTTAGCACTGTCAATAACAACACTGAAAATATCAGATGCTTCTAATAAAGAAGCCATATTCTCTGAACTTACTTCATTATAGAAAGTTCTGAATCTATCAACATCTTCTGTAATTATTCTAAGTTCTCCTGTATCACATGATGTATTGAATTGAACTAAAGTTCTATATGCTGATGTTTCCTCAATTCTAATTGGATCTTTAATTGCAATAGAATTATTTGAGAAATCAACAATTGAAGAAAATAAATAAGCAATTGCTGATATAATAGATGCTACAACTGATTGATATCTTAAAATTAATATTGTTTTCTTGTTTCTATATGCTTCTTTAAAGTTAGGAGCAAATTTATTTAAATTATATATAGATTTAATAATTACAGAAATATACTCTTTAACTAATGGAGCAGCAACAATATTTGTTGAACGTTCAATAATTGCTTCAACTTGAGCAATTGCTTGTTGAATATCTTGAAGCCATCTAAAAGATTTAATATCTCCACGAGATTGGTCAATTGGAGCTGTATCAATATATTTAGAAGCATCAATTACATTTTTTAGTAATTCACTAGCAACTACTCTAATTGATTCAACTTTTACATCTTCATTTAAGCTATTAAATTCGCGTTCTGACATCATTTTGTTTTCAACTAAAAACGCGTGTAAAATTTTATCTGAATTTTTCATAGGTTTCACATCCTATTCTTATCTAAATTTACTTGCAATTGAAGCCATTAAGTCTGAAGAGTCACGGCCTCTAATTACATCATATGGAATAACATTCCAACTTCTAGCATCGATATCATCGAATACAAATACTCTTTCTAATGTATCATTTGCAACCATTAAAGACATTGCTGAATATCTCTTCATTAAAGCCGCGCTGATCTTAGCATCTCTTAGATAATCAACACCTGTTTCTTGTCTAACTGCGTCGATTTCTTGTTGTGAGAATATAATGTGAGCATTTGCTATATTATTTGAAGCTTTTCCAGCCATTCTATTTGCCATAGCTAATTGAGAAACTTTTTCAAGGTTTTTCCATGTTTCTGCAGAATTAGGCATTTTAGAATAATCTGTTTTAGCTTTAAATGAAGCAATTAAATCGCCTAAAGATTCTTTATTTTCACCACTGAATATACCTTTAATAGTCGTACCTTGAGAGTTTGCATTTAATATAGCTTGCATTTCTTCAGTTGGAACACGTGTAATAACACCTAAAATACCAATCACTGCTGTCATTTCAGCATCTGAATATTTTCCGTCACTATATCTTTCTCTAAATGTTACTTTTAGTGTTAAAGGAGTATTGTATTTTCTATCTTTGATTTCACGACGATCGAATTCAACACTTCCGTAAGCACTCATATTTGCTGTAGCATAAGATGGAACAACATAATCAGAGTCATCGTTATATGTTAAAACGGTTAAAGGCATTTGTTTCTTAGCTGCTTTAATATCAGCTGGTTTAGATAATGAAATCTTTTGAATTTTTTCAATAAGAGTATTATCTGTTTCGTTTAATAATTTAACTAATGCTTCTGTATCTTCTTTATAGAATTCAATATCTGATTCTGTTAAATGTAATGGTTCTTCAAAATAAGAATCAACTGGTTCAACAGATTCGTAAATTTTTTGCATTCCTGATTTGAAATTATTAACAGCTGTTTCTAATGATGCAGATATTGGAGCTTCTTGGCCAAAATCAAATAATTCTTCAGCACGAAGTTCTCCAGTTGCTTTATTTAATATTTTAAACTCATCATCATTTTGAAGATTTTGATTTTTAATATTCCATTTTGCAGCGTCAATTTTAATTCTATAAGTTCTATCATCCATTTCGTTGATTAATTCTTCAACGCGTTCCCAAGAATTATATTTTTGAACTGTTTTTACAAGAGTTGTTTTAGTTGGTCTTCTCTTCATTAGATTTGCTAAAATAGCACCTAATCCTCCGACTGCAACACCAACTGGAATTAAAGGCCATACGAATGCAGTAGAAGCTGCTGTAGCAATAAGTCCTCCTGCAACTCCACCAACACCGGCACCGGCAGCAGCAGATATTGCAACATTTGTTTTAAATACATCTTTTAGTCTAACTTTTGTAATTCCTTCTACAACTTTAGGAATATAGCGTTTTCCTTCTGAAATCATTTTTGCATCTACTTGAGATATAACTCCAGGTGCATCTGTTGCGCTTGAAGTAACAATTAAACTTTTAACAGGGAAACGTTTAATAACTTCATTATAAACTTCTTTACGAATAGGTAATCCTAAATGTTGAATATATGCAACATATTCTAATCCAGCAATAATTCTAGATTGTAATAACCACGTTGCTTTTTGGAATCTATCATTTAAGTATTTTGCTGCTGGAGTATTTTGAGAAAGCAAATCGCCAACAGTTTTGTTTATAGCAGTAGCTAATAAATTAGGATCGGCAACAACTTCAGTGTTTGTTAATTTATCATAATGTTCAAATCCTTTGGCATCTGTATAAACATATCCACGGTCAATTAAATCTTTACGTATTTCTTTATCTGTAGAGCGGTTATAATTTATTAGCTCTTTAGCAAACTCTGATTTAGGATCAACTGCTCCTCCATTTTTGCCTGTTGGAGAAAAACTATATTGTTTTGGATCTGTATTTGCTGCAAATAAAGCTTTATTTAATCCTAAGAAATTATTTGAACTTCCATATTCATCATGATCATATAAAGTTGCTTCATTAAGAATGTAATTTAAAACTTTATCACTATTGTTTGAATCTACTATCAATGCGTTTTCTAAAATATTATCAAGATTTTCGTCTCCAGTCATTATTTTACTTTCTTGACGTAATAATTGGAAAATAGGAACATTTTGGAAAACATCATCAACAGACAATTCTCCTGTCATCGCTTTGTTAGCAATTCTTTGTTTTCCGAATTCTGTGCCAGTGATATTTTCAACTGCTTGAATTGCGATATTTCCATCTGGAGAATTTCTCTTGTAATCACTTAAATCAATTATTTGATTAGAAATTAAAAGATTTAAATATTCAGCGTATTGTACTTCAAGATAATTTTTTAATAAAACAGCTGTAGATGGATCTACATTTTCTGATATAATGATAGGGAAACGTTTAATTGCTTTATTTGCCATATTTCGGATATTATTACTACCAATAGCAACGCCTAATGTTTTAGTTAAACGTTTTTTCATTTCATCTGTGTTTGATGCATCAATTGCATTAAATCCAGTTTGTGTTAAACCTTTATTTGAAACTGGGGCATATTGTGCATATTTTTGCATTAATGTATTTTCGTAAGATTTTTTCTTGAAAAAACCTTCGCTTAATAATTCTTTATTATTCATAGAGTAGCACCTCTTTCTAAAATAATTTATATATAATATATTGTTCATAATATTATAAAAATGCAAAATTTTATATAGTTTTAAAAAATCATTTACGTTGAACAATCTATTATAATTAAAAAAAGTAGGTGATTTTTATGTCAGCAAATACGGCAGGAAGAAATCAAGATACTAGCGGATTACGTAATTTTAGATATTTTGAGGGATATTTTCCACAATTATATAAACAAAAATTAGTAACAGGAACATCTTATGTTTTCTTCACAAAACCACAATTATTTTTAAATCCATATAAACCAAGTAATTCAGAAGCGTATGATTATTTATCATATCAAAATATGACAACAGACGCATTCTTTTCAATGTTTCTTAATGATCAAGTATTAAACGAACAAGATAAAGAAATTATATATAATTTATCATACAAGTCAAATGAACCTGGATACAATACTGTTAAAAGCAATTTTATAAAAATATTAACAAACGAATGTAAAAATTTTGACCCAAGTGATACTGTATTAGATATAGATTCTTCTGCATTTGCTACAAAAGAAGGTTTCACAATGCCACTTCCAACACATACAACATCATCTGAAGGAGCAGGAAACTTAATATTTCAATTTACAGAAACAGCAAACATGGACTTAATGAAACTATTAACATTATGGGTTAAGTATATAAAATATATAAATGATGGAACATTTAGAGCAAATCCAGATATGGTTAGAAATGGAATTCTAGATTATATGTGCTCTATATATTATTTTTTATTAGGACCAGATGGAAAAACAATAAAATATTGGTGTAGATATACAGGATGTTATCCTACTACAATACCATATGGAGCATATTCTCAATCTAAAGGAGATAGAACAATAGCTCAGATTAGTTGCCCTTTCCAATATATTTTAAAAGAAGATATGAATCCACAAATATTAGAAGATTTTAATCGTGTGTCTTTAGGAGCTTTTGATTATGAAACAGTGTCTGAAGATAGAGATTTTATATCTGTGAGAGATTCAGATTTACTATCATATAAAAAATTAATATCTGGAGTATTTGCTAATATTGCAACATCTTCAGAAAGAGACCCAATTGTATTTTTAAATACAAAGTCAGATGATCAAAGTTCTTTAAATGATAAAATGAACGATTGTTTTGAATTATCGTTTGGAGAAACAGATGTTGAAAATGAATTTTACAAAGAGAGATTTAATTATGATTTCTCTGATTACAAATCTAAATTATAAAGTAGGTGATTTTTATGTCAGATTTAAATATAGTATCTGCATCTAAACAAGACATATATAATAAATTTTTAGGACTTGCCGAACATTATTTTGGAGAAAACACTGATTTCTTAAAAAGTGGAATGATGTCTTATATAACAGAATGTATGGCAAGCGTTATGAGAGATTCAGCAATACATAAAACAATGTTATATAACGAATCTTTTCTAAACACAGCTATTATTGAAAAAAGTGTTTATAATTGGGCAAAAATGTTTAATATTGAAATTCCAAAAGCTCAACCAGCATTCGCAGATGTTCTTTTAACTATTTCAGTAGATGATTTATCTATAATGTTAGCAAAGAAAACTAGAAATCAAACGTCATTACAAAAATTTGGGAGTGATGTTTATGATGCAAACAACAGCGGAAACATTTTTATAATAGATAGGGCAAATCCTTTAATTATTGGAAGTTATTATTTTGCACTAGAAAGATCTATTATAATTGAGAAACGAGAAGGAAGTTTTGTTGTTAGATATTGTAACACAGAATTACCTGCAACAACAACATTTGGAGATATGGACGAAACATATTTAAAAACAACAATTACAGCTTCTGCCGGAAATCAATATCTTTCTTTCATAGTAAGAGCTTGGCAATATAAAGTTACAAGCATTGAAAAACAACTAACTTCAAATTCATTTTCAGATATAAAAATTCATACTTTTGATTTTACAGATCAATTAGCAGGAATTAGATTACAATATAAGAAAAACAATATAACAAAAAGTATTCCTTTAATATTCTCTGATAGTGTCGATAATAAAGAAGAACTATATGCATATTATGCACTAACTGATAGTAACAAAGTTCAAATAAAATTTTTAAATGATATTTTCTTGCCATCTGTTGGCGGAACACTTTTAGTTGATTTATATACAACATTTGGTGCAAGCGGAAATAATTCTTTTACATCAGATTTAGTATTTACACTAGAAGATGAAGACTATCGTTCATTAGCAATAACAGCTAGTTTTGTAGATTATCAATCATATGGTGGAAAAGATGTTCCATCGCTACAAACTATAAAATCAAATATTATTTCTGAAATATCGACAAAAAACGTTATTGTTACTGAATCAGATTTAAATAATTATTTCTTTAAACTTCAATCTTTACTAGAATCTATAAATGACGGTAAAGTTAAATTCGTTAAAAAACGAGACGATTTAATTAAAAGAACATTTAACGCATATCTTTTATTGAGAAGCGGACTAGATATAGACAATAATACCGCAAATGGAGCAGGATATCGTTCAAGCTGTATTCCTACAAATACAGTTGATATTACATTCCCTGTTTCTGCTAATATTTCTAAAAAATTTGGTTCTACAATCAGAGAAGTTGTTACAGATAATACAAAGAATATAGTAGAATATAGATATTCTCCAGATTTAAGTGTAAGTGATGATTGTTACATTATTCCTTTCTATATGAGAATAATGGTTTCTCCAATTAAAAAAGTTAAATATATTTATAATATAGCAGACGACTCAACATCATTAAAATATACAGATATAAAATCTTATGGTTCTATATCAACTAGTGGAAAAGATAGTGATGTTATTACTCCTTTAACAGTTTCAGTTAAAAGAGAATTAAACGGAAATAATGTTTCAAATTATTATACAATTTCATTTAATTTTGCAAGTAATTTTCAATTAACAGAAGAAAATATCAACGATTTAAAACTAACTTTGACTTCTACATATGGACTTCAAAATTCATTTTCGCTTTTTGATAATAATATTACTATGGGCGAAAACAGTTTTACATATGAAATTGAATCACTTCAGTCAGACGACGATGGTTCTTTATATAATACATCTATAAAAATAAATTTATATGTTGCAGACGAAGAATTTGATTTTACATCTTTAAACGATTTTGGAAGCAAGTTAAAATTTAAATTTAATGGTATTTCTGTAACTGAAAATATTGGAGTAAAATTAGATTTAAATTTAATACATGACAATAGTAAATTTGAGTTTGCTATTGCATCAGATAGAAATATTGGAGTTTTTAGATCTTTAGACTCGATTTTAAACTCTGATATTGTGATTAATACAGAAACACGAACAGAAGGAAAAACAACAAAGGAATATATTAAATCTATAATTTTAAAAGAAGTTCCAGTTGTTCATAGTAGCTTTTTTAATAATGAAGTAAATAAAACTAAATTTATTAAGCAATTATTTACATATATAGACCTTTTAAATGAAAATATGGAGAAATTAGAAACAAATACATTTTTTAATTTGAAGTTTATGAATACTTACGGTTATTCTCAACAATATAATTCATTAACAACAAATTTAGATTTAAAGATGACTATTTATTTAAAACAAGGTGTCGATAGATCTAATACAAGTATTCAAAATCAAATTAGAGATTATATTAGAGTTGTTGTTGATAAATTTAATAATGAGGAATGTTTGAGAGTTTCTACAATTATTACTTTGGTTAGTGCAGCTTATGCAAATTATGTTGATCATATTGTGTTCGAGGGATTAAACGGAACTTTCACTCAATATATTAACAAATTAGACTCAAATCAAGAAGTACCAGAATACTTTAATCTTGATCCATCTAAATTAAAAACATCAATACAATTTAAGTAATTGTATAAAAGAATGAACAATATATTATAAAATAAAACGAAAGGATTCGTGATAATTATGGAATATAGTAAATCATTATATAATTATAAAAAACGCCTTGACGCAGATAGATTTGAATCTTTCCAAGCATACAAAAAAAGAAGAGAAGACGAAGCGTTAATGGAACAACAAAAAAATAAAAAAATCATGGAAGATTATTCTGACTTGGCTAATTTAAAGAAGAATAGAGAACGCGCTAGACTTCAAGAAGCTAATAGTAAAATGGAATATGATGAAAAAGTAAATGTTATTGGATTAACAGAAGCTTTAACTGCTATTGTTAAAAAATCTCTTTTATTAGATATAGATGAATATTCAAAACTTAATGAAAATTATGAAGAAACTATTCGCTCAACAATTAAAGATTTCTTAACAAAAGGAAATATTAATGAAAATATAACAAATCCAAATACTCTTGCTATCATAGAATCTATTAATGCAGCAAAACCAAAACAAGAAGTTGGAATTTATTTAAATGAATCCGAACTTTCTACTGCTTACCACTATTTTGACAAACCAGAAGCTAAATTAGATGTTGATAATGATGCAATTGGTGAATATGGCGCTCCTTCATACAATACATGTACAAAAGAAATAGAAAATTTATCTTGTGATGTTATGGATAAAGTAGCAGCTCAAATTGATAAAGATTCTAGATCAGCTGAAGAAGTAGATGCTCAACTTAATGCAATCGCTATGACAGAATCTAAATTATTAATTAGAAACGATAAACCAAATAGAAGTGTTTTAGAAGTTTTAGCATTAAATGAAGCAAAAGAAATGATTCAAGAAAAGAAAGAATATAATAGTGATTTAGCATTAGCAAACGCTATTACATATATTACAATACTTGAAACATTAGACACTACTGGATTAGTTACAGTTGGTACAGAAGGATATAAAGCTATTCTTGAAGCTGCCGGTGAATATGATAACAAACGTGTTGCAAAATCATCTCATGCTATTAACTTACTAGAAGAAAAAGATGAACAAGAAATTAAAGAAAAAGTTTCATTATATGAAAGTCAAGTTTCTTCTGCTCGTCACGCTGGATTTAAATCATTTGATGATTGGAAAGCAGAAAGAAAAACAATATCTTTAAATGAAACTGCTTCTCCTGTTGTTCAAGAAACTTATGATTACATTGATAGAAATGGTAAAAAAGTTATGCTTGAAGACGTTAGACGTGAAGCAGAACAAAAAGGATATAATTTACAAAAAGATAGCTTCCCATTTATTTGTAGAGTTTTAGGTTATACAAAACTATAGAAATTAAAAAGAATTAGGATTTCCTAATTCTTTTATTTTATTAAAATTTTAACCATGTTTTTATAAACTTCTGCAGAATAAATTTCTAACGCAAGTTTATTTGAATTTATAACGCTGACTATTCTAGATGGATTCAATCCTTTTATAGAGAAGATTATTTCATTTCCAATAACAGAGTCTGGAGTATCTTGAACACTATATATTTCCAAATCATTGTCTTGTATATTAAAATACTCTTTAAAATAATTACATATTGGAACCATTATATATTTATGAATTTTTTGTAATTTTAAATCGTCGTTATATGAGAGATTTTCTATTTTATATGCGCTTTGTGAAAAACTGCCAGATGAGAATTTTTTTAATTTTGTTTTAGATAGATATAAAGTATATATTGTATTTAGATCGTCATCAGTATATTGATAGAAACTATTTTTATTTATTTTTTCAACTTCTTTTAACATTAAATCATATGACAAATAATTTCCCTTTAACGACTGTACTTTAGATGTTATGTTTCCTGAATAAGAAGATAAAACAGAGCTAACCGTTGATTTCAAACTTTTATTTAACTCTAGTAAATTTGCAGCTTGAACATATAGAATACATGAAACAACTATTTTTTCTTGAGTTGTTAATTCTTTATTTTTCATTTCATTAAAAATTGCTAATTGTAATTGTTTATTCATTTTGTGTTCCTTTTATAATTGCATCTTTAATTTTCTTTTTAAGATAGTCTATATCTCTATTAACTCGTGCGTTATAATCTTCATATTTTTGTATATACTCAAAGGCATAGAAGATAAAGTCGTCTTCTACTTTGTAAAAATCGTTTATTAAATTAACTATTTCTTCTAACATTAAAATCTCATTCCTTTCGTATATTTGTCAATAACATCGTTAAAATAAGCATTAAACTCATCGCTAGTAGTAACAAATTCTAAAACAGCATCTTTTTCTTCTGTATCATCAATATTATTGTCATAGTCGATAAATTCAGATTTTATTTTTGGGCTATAAAATTTATTAAATGAATCTAAATAAAATGATTCGGATAAGTCAGGAGAAGTAAAATCCTCATTGTAAATATAAATATCGTTATAGAAAAACTCAGTTAAAAAATTACTTAAAACATTTTGAAAATCTTTATTTACAGTTTCTTTTTTATATATATAATTTGTATTTGATATATTGTTATCTTTTACTGTAACTAAAGTATCTTCTTTTGTTTCTCCAAGTTTTTTCATTTCTAAAAATTCTTTTTCAAGAGCTTTTCTCTTTTCATTAATTGTTGCATATTTCTCATATTCTAAAAGTCTTGTATATGGTGTTGTTTTATTTAAAATAGTATCAATTAAGTTTTGTTCTACTGTAGTTAAAACACTGTTTGCAGTATTATAATGATAATTTTTTCCGCCAATAGATATTTCACCTGTTGTAGAAGAAATTGGATTTTCTCTTTTATACATATAAATTTTATTTGGTTCTGTATTAGATCTATATTTAAAATCAGCACTATTGTAATTATTTTTATTAAACAAAACTCCGCTATAACCAGAATCAAAACGTTTTTCTTCTGTATAATATTTGTACATTGCAGAAATATAATAATACATTTGTTTTAAATAATTTGAAGAATATATTGAAGATACTATATTTGTATTTTTATTAGAGTTAAGAATATTCCAAATGTTATTAACTGCATAATTAGTTATTTCTTGTTGCAACGATTTATTTGAAACATAATCTCCTCTAGTCTTACTACTAGTATTTTGTAAATTTAAAAATCTACCTTTGTCATTATATTTTTTTTCTATATTTTCAGTCAAACTTTCTGGTATTATAAGGTTTCCTTCGCTTGTTTGTGAATTATCGTTAAATAATAAATTATTTGATTCCGTAAAAGAAACACAGTTTATTGTTTCTTTTTTTATTATTTTATTTGTTAAAATGTCGATATAATATTCTGTGTCATTCTTATTACAATATGCTTTAAAATCTTCTGATCCAAAAACTGTTTTTAATTCTTCTATAACTGATGCATCTGAAATTATATTTGTATTTGGTCTAGATATTGGTGTATATTCTAGGTTAAGTTTTTCAATGTGCAATTCTGAATCGAAATATACTCTACCATAATACGGATTAGAATATCTAACTGCATCTTCCATATATGATAAATTTACTACTAGAAAATATTTATTTTCGTTTCTATCAAGATATGCTTGATATGTTTTATTGTTTATAATAAATTTGAATATTATGAATGATGCTTCTTCAATATCAACTTTTAAATCAGGATAATCAAGAGATTCATATGTATCCAAAATATCCGCTATTTTTAAACCACCATCTCCAGCAATTAACGGATATAACCAATATCCATTTTTATTATATACTGGGCAAAATATATCGTTTTTAAAAATACCAAAAGTGGTTGTTTTAAGATCACTATATACTGGAAATTTACTTTCATTTATACTAAAGCATAATTTATATTTATTTATTTTACATTTAATTGAGTCTTTAATTTTTGAATATCTTCCGTCTAAATCATATATTTTAGTAGCATAATCATTGTCTAAAGCATTAGGAATATTAAGATCATTATACTCGTCATATTCATAAACATTTAATCTTTGAAATTCTCTTTCGTCTAATAATTTAGCAATTGTTTCAACTGTATAATCCCTTCTTATATTTATATATTGTGCTTTATTAGAATTATCAAATAATACTTCTGTTTTATATTCTAAATAAGGAATATCGTTCTTTATTTCATTGAATTCAGTTGATGATTCATTAAGAGCACTATATCTATAAAAAGTTGCCGATAAATGTCTTTTTATAACATTCTCTTCTTCGTCTTCAATTTTTATTAAACAATCAACTTCATTTGGAAAGCTATTTGGAATATAATAATTTATCATAGATTCTTCATTTGCGTTGTTATAGAAATTTTCTCTTATTTTATCCGCATATACTTCTATTTTCGATTTTACATCTTGATTGAAATCTGTAAAATATATTTCGCCAGAAGGCAATTTATATTTAAATTTAAGATTTTGTTTTCCATTTTCTTCATTTATTTCAATATTATTTTCAACCAATATATTTTCTATAATGTAAGTAGTTATGTCATTTACTTTACTTTTATATGTATTTGTGTAGAAAGAAAAATAACTATCTTTTACATCTGTTACTAATTCATAGTCTTTTGAAATTGATGGATCAGTTTCTATTTTAAGATTTACGCTTTCATTTTTTTCTTGATCTAAAGTTATTTCATAGTATTTATAACAACTATAGAGAGGCAAATCTAAAACACTATTTGTTAAATTAACCACTTCATAAATATTTGATTTTATAACTTCAGGAGTAATAGAATTAGGAATTCCTGCTTTATTAGTTAAATAACTTATTTGGTTTTCAGTATATTTTTCTTTTTGTAATACTAATTTAATATCTCCATATTTATAAGCATTTGTTTCTATTGGTGATTCATCTTTTTCTAATTGAGTTAAATCAACAGTATGATTATTGAAATATTTTAAAAAAGCATCCATTCTAATGTCATGCAAGTATATTTTATTAATAGACATACAAATCACGGCCTTTCTAAACGCTTCTCACAGCAATCGAATGGAGAAATATCCACCTTTTTAAATTTCGATCGCTCACAGAAGGGTTATTTGATATAATATATTGTTCCCTTCAATAAAAATTATAAAAAAAGAAGAAGATTATTCATCTTCCTCTTCTTGTTTAACTACATGCGTTCTTTTAACTCTTCTACTAATAAGAGGTTCAACCTTTTCTTCTTCAACTTTAACTTCAGCAACTTCTTCTTTAGGTTCTTCTTTTCCAAATTCTTTTTTGAATAGGTTGCCTTCATTAAACCATGCTGGTTTTACTTCTTTAGTAGATGCTTCTTTTTGTTTTAAAATTTCTCTTAATTGGTCATTTGCACTTTTCATACTTATACCTCATATTTAATTGTAATTTCTAATTCGACTCTTGGATGAAGCGAATAAAACTTCTCCGAATACATTTTTGTTACTACAGCATCATCATGATAAACTACATCGTGTAAAACGTCTAGAATCAATTTTCCATAGTTGTCTATATCACCACGACGAATATCTGGTAAAATCAATTGTTTCTCTTTCATCGCTGTAATTTTTACAGAGTCTGATTTAGGAATTGGAACATAAAATTTTCCTAAAATCTCCACGTAATATTTTTTTTCATCTTTGTTGTCTATAATTGTTTTAATTATTTCTTTGCTCTCGTCTTCTATTTGCGTTTGAAATAATTTTTTAATTCTAGTCATATATGTTGCGTTTTTATTGTAAAATCTACCTTTTCCATTTCCACCAAATCTAGTATATCTTTCTCTGGCGTATGGAACAGGAGGTTCATCCAACAATAATGATACTGTTATTTCTTTATATTCTTTCTTATATTTTTCTAACAATTCTTCATTTGCTAATAACTCTTCAACTTTTTCTTCTTTTGTCCTGTTGTGTTCTCTGGATTCGTTATTTCCAGATCGGACTTTGAGCTTTCGCTCTGCCGCTGAGGATAGTGCCATTGCACACACCTCTTTTACGCCGCCGCCAACCGCGGAAGGCGTGTCGATCACGACACTTTATAGAACTCTACCCGATTGGTAGTTTGAATACATTGATTGCTGCATTGACGTCACGATCGATGTCTTGCCCGCAACTATGGCAAACGTATCTACGCGAGTTTAAACCAAGCTTGTCTTCGCCTTCAAGGCGGTGACCGCAACAACTACAAGTCTGTGTTGTCGGCGTGCCTTTCGGAACGAATTTGACTACTACACCAAGCTCTTCTGCTTTATACTCAAGCATTTCTTTCAGCATACAAGGTGCCACGCTGTAAGCGTGTCTCGCGTTGCGTTGAATCGCAACGTAGCCCTTGAAACCGAAGTCATCGATCTTTATTTCAGAATAATTGGTGACAAGCTCGGTCGTTAGCTTATGCAAGAAGTCTTTGCGAATTCTGGCCTGCTTAGCAGCGGCCTTGTCGCAGAGAAGCTTTTGCTTCTCGTAAGCCTTACTTCCATAAGTTTTAGCCGAAAGCTTTGTTTGTCGATAGTCGTAAAGTCGCTCGTAGTGAGCTATCGACTTCGGCAAGTCATAAGTCTTTGCAGCATGACCGTCATAGGTCACTGCTGAGTGCTTGATTCCTAAATCAAGTCCAACAACTCCTTCTTCGTGAGTTCGAGTACGATTGGCTTTCTCGTACGCCAAGCTCATGAAGTATTTTCCGCATTTTTGCGAAATGGTCATTGTCTTGATTTTAGCATCTTTTAAAAACATAAGTGACTCTGCAGTGCGCACGGTCATGCGACCGTAGTCACGAGTCCAGTTGAAATTGATGTGATATTGTGATTTAACTTTGAATGTGTCGGGGTTCTTTCTGAACATTCTGAAAGACTCCTCACAGTAGCCTTTCTTCTTAAACTTTGGCTTACCTTTGTTCGGATCGACCTTACTAGGCTTCTGGCGCGCAGCTTTGAGCTGCTTGCACCAAGCCTTGGTTGCAAGACCAAAGTCTTTGAGAGCTTCAGATTTAACCATACTATTGACTTCGCCAAGCCAGCCATACTTTTCAGGCTCATTATCGCGAAGTGCATTAAGCATTACGTCAAGCGTAAAGCTTGTCGTGAATACCTTTTCAGTCTCCCAACGCTCTTCATACGTGGCTAACGCCCAGTTCCATGCCCAGCGGCGAGTTCCAAATGCTTGTGCAAACGCTTTGCGTTGTGCAGTAGTTGGATAAATCTCAACTTTAAAAGTTCTAATCATAATATCACCACATTTCAGTTTATTGTTTTTTTATCTATATAATATATTGTTCTATAAAATTTTTAAACCATTATAAAATGTCGTGATTTTTTTGCGGTTTTCATCCATCCACGACTTTCATCGTGGCACTGACTATATTTTCACCCTTGTCAGGGGCAAGGTCCTTCGAAGTCACATGACTCCTACTCCGCCTTTGGGGCGGATAGTCGATAGAGACGCGGCGTTGCCACGTCCTGCTGATTTCCCATTGTTATGGCGAAGAGTAGGTCGTCACACCCTTTCATTGAAACTCTTCTTACCATCCTTTACCTTGTTTCTGCTCGCGCTCCATGCTTCGCATGGCGTAAAGGCTTTAGAGATTTCCAGCATTTCACCTTGTCATCGACACATCTCACGGTGTGAAGAGACTCTTTGTGTTTGTTCTTTTCATATCGACAGAATAGCCGAAACTCGCTAGGAAGCTACCCTGCGAGTACCATTGCGTTACCACAAATGGTTTATTCTAGAAAACAAACTTCGAATCTGAAAAGAAATTCGCTCCAACTAAATTTCTATGTAAATTACGAATATTTTCAGCAAGAATTTTAGAAATTGCCATTGCTTTGCTTAAATTTGTCATAACATAACCTACTTTCTATTAAACTTTTCGTAACCAATGTATATTTTTTGGTTTAACCATTAATTTTGAATCTGCTAATGTATTAACATATTTTTTGTTTGCACTTCTTCCATATGAGTCAAATCTGTTCCATAATTTAACTCCAGAAAGATTGCTTTCACCATTTACTCTGTTAAGCATGTTTTTAAAATATTCATTTAACGAAGACGAGTCAGATTCATCAGAATAAACCGCCGCAAAACCTGTCATAGAATCTAAAAATGATGTATATGATGGGTTAGCTGACAAAAAGCTTATTCTTCTAGACATAGCTAAATAAGGATATAGACTTTCTATAGTAAAGTTTCCTGAAATAGCTCGTGGTAATCCATCTTTCGTAAATAATCCAGATGATCCACCTCGTGTATATGATAAATTTGAAATGTATCCTAAATCACAAGTTGCCAAGCCAGGAATATCAGCACGAACTAAAAACGGAGAAACATATCCATTATCATCTGCTTGTCTAGGCATTGTAAAGCATAACAATGTGAAAAAAGGAACATAAACATATTTAAATATTGATAAAGGATCCCCATAAGGAGACGTAAAATTAAAATCTATATTTATAGCTTGACTGTATGCTGAATCTCGCCACAATTCTGGATATACAACTTGCATTCCATTAACAGCAGTATATGATTGTAAAACTGCTCCCATGTCTTCAGTTGTAACATTATTAACATAGTCTTTAATAGCTCCAGTAACTGCGCCAACAGCTTTTCTAACAATACCAGAATTGTTTTTCCATCCATTTATCATATTTGCAACTGCATTAGATGCAAAATCTTTTATATTAGAAAACATCTGAACATTTTGACTAATTGTTCTTGCAAGATTTTTTCCTGCTCCACCCGTTCCCATACCAGTAAGATATCCTAATTGTTGGTATTGATCAGCAAAATTGTTTGTTTTTGAAGCTAAATCTGCACCAATAGCGGTTCGTTCATTTGTAAAGTTTTCTGTTACCGCACCATTTGAATTTATATAGAAACCAATTGCAGATTTATATTGTGATTCTGGTTCAGCATTATCGTTTGTAGCAAAATCAGGAAAGAAACTGAACATGTTAAATGTGTTATTATCTTCTGTTCCCAATCCTAATTTAATCCAAACAGTATTTAACATAGTTTCTAAATATGAATAAAACTTTCCAAAAGAACTTTCAAATACATAATATCTTTTATCTTTTGATAGTGTATCTTTATTAACACCATTTTGAACTAAATAATCTATCATTTCTCTAGAAGTTTGAGTTTGATTTAATGCGCTATTTTTAGTTGATGCAAGATATCTAGAACCATTATATTTTGGCATTCCTGGAGTTAAACTTACAAAACAACTATCTTTAACAAAGCTATTAATCATTCCTCTATTTAATGGGTCAGTTGATGGTAAAAATGATGGAGGACATCCAAGCATCATTGTCCCATATAAATTTACTTGCGAATCTCCAGAGTCTAAAGGAGTCGTTGTTATTCTGTTTATATTAAAATTAATATTTCTATTTTTTATATCTTGAACTAATCTTCTCCAAGAAGATTCTTGTTTTTGACCGAATGCTGTTTCTGTTGATCCATCGTTATATTTAAGTGATATTGTACTAGCTGCTCCAGAAATAGCTTGTATTGATCCAGATAATCTATTCATCATATCACTTGCAAATGAACCAATTACTGGAACATTTTCAATAGCTTCAGCACCACTTTCTGTTATACTACTAAATATATCTGTAAGTTCGCCTATTACAGTAGTTGCAGCTGCAGTTGTGGCAGCTTCAGCGTTTGAAAATATAGAATTAATAGAGTTTCCACTTCCCATTATTTCAGAAGTCACTCTTTGATCAGAATTTTCTTTATTTTGTTGATATTGATGTTGAAGTTTATCCCAGAAAGTTTTAGAATCTGAATCTCCGACACCAGATAGCACACTACTGCTTTCACTGAATGTTTCATTAACGTCATTTGAAGATTGATAATTTAAATATTTTTTAAGATTGTTTGCTAAATCATTTGTTTGTGAATAATCTGAAGATGTAATGTTTGTATCAATATCTCCAGATATAATATTCGAAGCTGTTTCTTTAGCGGAAACAAGTATATCATTTTTTAAATTATCAAGAGCAATATTTCTAATAGAACCATTTGTTTGATTTGCCATAATTATTACTCACCTCTTAAAATTGAATCTAAATTTGAAGGAAATGTATCTGAAACTGTGATAGAGCTATCTGTTGATGTTTTTGTTCCAGATGCAGCTGCAATTATTCTATTTAACTCAACATTTGTTCCCATCAAACTTTCAATAGATGTTAATGATGCATATATACCACCGATGTAATCCATTAAAGATATTGAATTTCCATTAATATTTACTTTATCGTGTATTCCAGGAGTAACAGGATAAACTTTTAATGCTATATTATCTGATCCATCTGATTCTCCTGATTTTTGATATTTTATAGTTCCTTCACTAAATTTAACATTAAATGAAGAACCTCTTTCAGCAACAGACATTTCTGTTTTATTTGTTACGCTGTTTCCTTGATTGCTAGCAGGTTTAACATTGAATTGTTTGTTGTCCCAATCAACAGTTACTAATTCTGGATTTGGTCTGCTTGTTTTAGAATCACCACTAATAAATTGCGAATAATTTACTGCTTGACCTGTACCACCAGTTGCATATTTATAAACTGAAGATTTGCTTCCCGCTCCGATTGCAATCATAGCTGAGTCAGCAGCTTGTTCAATTAAATCTAATACTTTAGACATTGCTGCTGTAGGCGAAGCTATATTAACAGCTGTACCTGCTTGTTGTAATCCGGCAAATAATACTGGTAATTGAGCCGATAAATATTGATAAATTGAACCATTAGATGCTATTACTTTATTTAATCCCTCTTCAATTGTATTATTTAAATACTCGGTAAAACCATTTACTAAATATACAGGAGTAACTGGTTCTCTTTTTATTCCATAATTTTTAAACATTTTCTTTGCTGCTGTGTGGAAGAACAAAGAATCTCCAGCTTCGTCGCCGTTTGTTCCTGATATAGCAGTATTTTTTCCCCAGTTAGGATCACTTAAATCTACTTGATCCCAAACAGAAGAAGAATTTAATCCGCCTCTATTTCTTGGATCCGCTTTTGATATATTTGCAAATCCCCATTTACCTCTAGAACCTCTGGCTAATTTATCTAAAGTTGTTCCTGTTTCACCAGGACTATTTAAATTTTGAGTATAGCCTAAGCCACCTTTAAAAGGATCTCCTTTAGTTCTAGTTTGATATCTAGGATCAAAAGTTCCTGTTATTTTAGTAGCAGAGCTAGATTGGCCGGGAGTGACCGAACTTATTTTCCATATAGGATTAAAATCTGTTGGTTTTGCTAATCCAGTTATTGTTTCATCAATTAAACTATCCTTATATTTTCCAATTAAGAAATCTAAAGACTGTTTGTCTGGTGAAGAGTTTATTCTTTCATAATATGCTTTATAAACTTCTGCTGCATGTTGTAATATTAATTCGCCTTCTTGAACGACTTGAGAACTTGGATCTAATTTTTTAGTTCTTTTCTTAACTCTTGCGATTAAATCATCTGCATATTTTACAAGTTCTTCATATTTTTTTTCTTTTTCTCTATCAAGAGCTTGTTTTTGTTTTGCTAACTTTTTAAGATTTCCTTTAGAGATTTTTGTTTTACCTAAAGGACCAACCGCTCCAAATCCTGCATATGTCATCGCTTCAGATTTTGCTTTTTGTGCAGCTATTTTTGCTTCTTTTTCACCTTGTTTAAAAAGTTCTTCTGCGTTTGTTTGTCCTACAATAAATACAGGAACAGCACTTGTTATATTTCTTGTTAAAATCTTTCCGTCTTCAAATTGTACTAATGGTGTTGCACCAGAACCAGACGCAATAGTGCTTGCACCAGGCATTTCACCAGCAGTTGTTTTTAAAGATTTTGCAATTGATTTGCTTGCATCTAATTGTTGTTGAATTTCACGAGTAGCAGAGCTAGATTGTCCAGAACCAAGCTTATTTCTTAGTCTAAGTTTTCTATCTGAGTCTTGAGATCTTTTTAACTTTTGTTGTAGCTCATATTCTCTTTTTTGATTTTCTGCAAACTTTGCGTATATTGCAGCTTTTAATTCGCCAACAGATATTTTTCTTGGATCTATATCTAATCCAATTTCAGCTGCTTTTTGTGCAAGTTGTTCAAACGTGTAATCTTTTAAAAATCCCGTATCGTTTTCTTCTAGTTGTCTTTCAACACTTCTTCTAGAACCTTTAACGCCAGCGATTCGTCCAAATTCTTCAGAACCATATGTTGATTTTTTAATTTCGGTTTCAATAAACTTTTGTCGTTCTTTAAATTCGGCTTGTTTTTTCTTAGCTTTTTTACGTAATGCAGCTAATGCAGCTTGTGATAATTGAGGTTTTCCAACAACCCATGCGTAAGATGTTTGACCTATTAAATTGTCTAATGCATCTAACGCTGATTGATCACTGATAGGAACATTAACTATTTTTCCTTGAGCTCCTTCGCCCGTTATTGCTGTAACATATATTTGAGCTAAATTAATAATTTCTTGTCTCAAATCTTCTGGAGATAAATTTCCTGTTAGACTAATTTGTAACCTACGAGCCAAAGAAATTAAATCTTTCATTTGGTAGCTTTTTAAAATTACTATTAATTCTTTATTTAGAATCATAGCTATTTTTCCACTAAATTTACTTGGAGTAAATGAAATATCTTGTTTTCTAATTTCTTCCCCATAATCTTGTCCTGGACCACTTGCTCCAAATGCGCTTCCTATTCTTCCATTTCTAGATGCTCCAGCATTTTGTCTATAAAGATTAACTGCTGCTTGAGAACTGTTTAATTTTCCTCTAGCATCTGCATTTTTTGAGAATGTTTTCATTTTTTGTTGAAGCTCTATCGTATTTTTATTAACATCTGCAATTATTTGATTTAATTCTTTATCGCTTAAATTTATAAGTAAAGTTTCAACTAATTGATTTGTTACTTCATTATCATCATTTCTATTTTGAACTAAACTAATTTCCCCATAGCTGTTTATAATACTCAACTTTTCTTCAAGTGTCCATCTATATACATATCTATAACAATATTCTTTTAGTTCTAATGCTTTAGATTCTCTTGCTTTAACTCTTTGTCTAAACGCTGCTCTAGAACGTTCAGTATCTAATGCAGCAACAATAGCATTTGGACCATCATATTGACGCCCAATTGATTTTGTATTATCTTGTATTGGCATGAGATCACCCACTTTTTTTATTTATTTCTATAATGGATTGTTCAAAGAACAATATATTATATTATAACAACCGGAAAGGACGTGATTTTTGTGAAATTATCAACAAATGACCTAGATAAAAGTTTGATCGATAAGATTACACAACTTGATGAAATGCGTCTAAATTATACTAAAGACGATGGCAATATTGTCATGTATGATGGCAATTCATTCTACACTGGAAAAATGCCAGAAGTTAAAGTAAAACTTCCTTATTTTTCTACTGAAGAGTTATACAATTTCAAACAAAATTTGTTTTCAAATAACGAATTATATACTTCTTCATACACGAACAACTTTCAAAATGAAGTGAGAAATAATTCAGCATTTAAAAATATAATGAAAAGTATGTCTTATTCTTTTATAAGCAAACTAGATAGTGCAGCATTATTTTTTAAAATGTATGGATCATATTATTATGCATTTACATCTTCTGGAAAACTATATAAAATATCTAAAACACAATTAAACGAACAAACTGTTTTTGATATAATTGCAATATTAAAAACAAACTTTGCTTGTCAAAACTTATTTGCAAGAAAAATATTAGATATTATTCCTTATGAAGATGGATTTTTAATTTCTGTTTTAGACAATGGTGTTTATTATATAAATATCAATACAGGAATATATGAATTAAAATTAAATATTACATCGATAAACAAATTATATAGATTAAATTCTACAAAAATTTTAGCTTTATCAAACACAGAAAAGAAATCTGTAATTATTTTCGATGCTGTTTCTGGAAAGAAAATTGATAGTTTTGATACATTATCTAATTTCAACCAATTGCCAGATTCTGCAGTTATAACAGAAAAAGGATTCTATGTTTTAGGAAAATATATTGGAAACTCTGCTCCTATTAATATGATTCATTACTGGCAATTAGATGCTGGAGAAATATCTTATGAAAATTACGACGATTTGGTTGATATTGCATTAGAATATAATAAATATCAATATATTACTATAGACAACGATGAAAATAATCTTTTAGTTTATGGAATAAAATCTAATGGAAATATATTTAGATGTGTTTATGATATTCAAAATAATACAAATGATTATTATGAAATGGATGTAATAAAACCAAATTCAACAAAATTATTTGTTAATAAAAACATTTATATTGTAAATAATTCTGTGTATATAATTGAAGATAATGCTATATTAGATATGTTTAAATTGTATTTAAATATAAACGATAAAATATATTTTGACAAAAATTCTATTATATATGTTGGTGGAAGAGATATTATATCTTATACATTTCCTAAATATGCATTTTATCCAACAGAGTCTTTTGTTATATATGATGAAAATGGAATTTGTAATAATATAAAAATACTAGTTTCATCAACAACAGGAAAAGAAAAAATTGCATTATTTAACGGGGAAACAAAAGAACAAATAATTCCGCAATTTTATGGATTAACAGAAAATAATGAATTTATTATTGTTTTAAAAAACTGTAAAGCAACTAAAATAGTAATGACAATTGATTTTAATAAAGAAAGCGAAATAAAAAATATTGTTGTTAAAACTAATAGAGAATATTTTGAAGAATAGGTGATAATATGGAATTTAATGTAAAAAAAGTATTACGAAGAATATATCAATTAGATTTTAGCAATTGCTTAGTAAAAAACAAAGAAGAATTTTACACTGAAAAAGGCGTTTCAACATTCGCTGCAACATTTAAAAAAACTGATTTTGATAACGGAATTGTTGTTACACCAAACGGATATAAAAATGGATTATTCTACTCTGTAGAAAACGGCGGAGAAATATATTCACCAACAAAATTTACTCCAGATTTAGTTACATTTTCTTTAAATATATACGGTTTAAAGAAAGGTGCATATTATAAAATAACAATTCCTGCTCGTTCTGCTGGAACATTAAATATAATAACTGACAACAGAAAAATTAATATAACAACAGACGCTGAGGATTTAGTTATGGATGCTGATCTTACAGGAATAAATGAATCTATAGAGCAATATGGAATCTTTAGAGCTAGTTCAAACGAAATTAATTTATTCTTTACACTAGGAAAAGTAATAATTTCGAATATCATTATAGATGAAGTTGAACTTGCATCTGATACAGAAAAAGAAGAACTTCAAGACAATAGCGTTATTGAAGATGGAAAATATCAACTTGCTGCATATGGAGTATTTAATGTTAAACCGTCTATCCCAGAAAACTTTAATGGGAAATATATTGCTTTATCAAGATACACAGGTAGAGGAATAAATTTATATTACAATAAAAGCACCTATGAATTTATTTTAGAAAGAGACAACGCAAATGATATATTAAATGAGTCATTTAATTTATTAAATTATACTGTTGAAATTAATACAACAAAAGTTATAAACAATAAAAAATTTATTTATTGTGATATATCTAGTATTGAAATGGAACCTTCTCCAAATACATTAAAACAAGGTTATATAAAATTTGCTTTCGTTACTAAAGACGGAAATAATTTAAATGCTTTAAATTTAGAAGGAAGAATTTCAATAATTATAAACAAAATTTATTAGTAAGGATGTGATTATATGGCAAAGAAAACAATTTCAGCAAATATTGTTGGAACACCTGGAGCACATTATGATTTGGACGAACTAGAAAAAAATAGTAGAACCAATTCAGAAAAAACTCTTGTTGTTCAAGTATGGAAATATAATCCAAAAAGTGAAGATGAAACAAAAAGAAGCCCAAATCCTCCAAATTTAAAAATAGGGCAAATATGGTTATCAAAAAGGGTTGATGATGAATAATGAAATTAGATTTTAGCAAATTAAAAAAGAATACAGAAAATCAACAACCTACTAATACACCACAAGTAGATCCGACAACACAAACAGGAATTAAATTATCATTTACCGAAGGAAAAACATACGACCTAGATGAAATAATTGCCAATAAGTTAAGAGACAATGAAAATGGAACTCTTGTATTAAGAACAATTGGTGATATTCAATTTAGGAATAGAATGATTGAATTAGTAACTAAAAAAATTCTTGATGATTATGGTGTTGAATGGACTGAAGATAATTGGAAGTTAGCAGAGACATTAGCAAAAGTGAATAACTTTAGTCGTGTATTTGATGCTTACTTTACACGTTACTATGAAGAATATAAAAAAGTTATTAATTCAGGTAATTTTGAAGGATCTTTTTCTATTGATACGATTCTTAGAACTATAAAATTAACAAAAGAAGATATCCGCAAATATACATTAACAGATGTATGCGAACATCAAACAGAGTTTTTAAATTATAGTGATAGAAACAGACCTTTAATTATTTGGACAGATGGAACAAATGATTGTGGTTGTGGAGACAACGGAAAATCATACGACAAACTTGCTAGACAAATAGAAATGTTAAGTAAATTTTTATACAATCGTGTTTTAGTTGATGAAAACGGAATTGGTGATATAATTGGAGTTGGATCTATAAAATATGGTTTATTAACATTAAAAGCTGTATCAGTTGATGATGGCGGAATTTTAATATATAGAGGTGAGTAGGACATGGCAAACGAAAAAAATATAATACGTGGATTTAGAGATGAAAATGGGAATACTGCAAAATATGCCTTCTCAGCTCTAGCAGAAATCCCAAAAGAATTTGAAGCAGATAAGATTCAATCTACTGTTAATGATATAAAAGAAACAAAAAAATTAGCAAATGATACTAAAGAAAAATTAGAGACAAACTATTATACAAAACTTGAAATTGAAGATAAATTAGATAATTTAGAAATTTCAGACGAGAAATTACAATATTATTATAATAAAACAGAAACTGACAAACAAATTCAAGACTACACTGCTGAAAACTTTTACAATAAAGGCGAAATAGACACAAAATTAAGTAACTTTTCTCCTGAAAATGTATATACAAAAACAGAAGCCGATTTAAAATTTGCGGAAAATGTTGAGTTAATGTCTTTACCTTATACTGGACCAAAAGCAAACGTATATTTTTCAGGAGCAGTAGAAACAGTAATGGAAACTGCTCTTGGATACAAATTTAAAAATCCAATGGATTTAGATGAATGGAGCAGACTTATTGAAGATGAGCCATGTGGAGTTATTGAACATTATGCAGATTTACCAGATAATCCGACAAATGTATTTTTCTACGGTGTTACAGAAAGCAACAAATTATATAGCTATTCGGAAGATTCAAAAACTTGGAATGATGTAACAAAAACAGCACAAAATAGCTTAAACGTAGTATATACTGGTGATGATGTTTCAAAAGTAGGTACTTTAGATAAAGAAGTAGATTATGGAACCGGTGGCATATATATAATACATTACATGCCATCACATCCAGAATTAAAAACAAATGTTATATATAAAGTTCCTGATTTTGAAAAAAGTACATATACTACAAATAATAAAACGGTTATTTATGGAACAGAGTTTCCTTTAGGAACATCAAGTGAAACCAGCGATTTAAAAGCATTTGAAATAGCAGATTTAATTAAATCTAAAAATTCAAGTATTACTGACTCTATTGTATTTGAAATTAGTGCATGTAGAGAATATGGATTTTTAGGACCAATTGATTTTGATGAGTTTGACGAACAAAATAGCGAACATATAATACATAGAGTTTTATTTGAAAAAGGAAAATATATTTTATATTTATATAACAAAAAAGGTAATAATAATCCAACATATTCTATATATAGGGAGTTTAATAATCTAGAAGATTTATCAGATTTCATGTTATATAGCCCTGATTTTGTAATAAAAGAAGATGATATAGATTTAATTGCTGGTATTAGAGCATTTATTAAAACTAATGAAATCACTCCAATATTTACAAATTCTTCTTTAAACGACAACAATATCGCCGTAAATAATGTTATGGGGGCAAATTTTGAAAAAAAAATATATAAAATTTATATTTATAATGGAGAAGAATTTATAGAACTAAAGACTTCAAATAGTTACTCTAATGGAGGATATTCTCAAAAATATAATTTTAAAGATATTTCTGCAACAGCATCAAGTTCAGATGTTTCTAAAATAATATCTATAGATATGTCAGCACTAACCTCAGTAGAAAATTATTCTATATTATTGTCAAAGATTACAAAACTTTGGGAAAACGAAGATATATTCTCATTATCTATTAGAGTAAAATCTTCTGTTGTTGAAAGATATTGTATAAATATAATGGCACAATGCACATTAATTGATATGTATGATACATCTACTGACAACAGAGGGTTAGTTCCAAATGTTTGTTTTAGATTTGTAGGACAAGATAATATTGATGGATATGTGATATTAAATTCTAATCCTCAACTAAAATTCTGTTTTAGTACAGAAGATACTTATAATACTTTTAAAACAATAGCATCAAATTTATTTGCAACTATGTCTATAAGTTTTGGGTTAAATGTTTTATAAAAATTAAAAGAAGAATAGTATTCTATTCTTCTTTTTTTATTTCTTCATCATATTCATAAGACTCTTGCTCATCAGGAGCTTCTACAACTTCCTTTGAACCAAGAGCTACAAATTGAGATGGAATTGTATATATTCCATAGTCATCATTTAAACTCATAACACAATTAGAATTAAATTTACAATGTTCTCCCTCTACATAGTATTTACATTCACGACAAGTTTTAGTGTAAGCAGGGTAAGATGTGTTTAATCTATTTATAAATTGTTCCCAAGTTTCAAGTTCGTCTTCAAAACCAGTGTTTAAGCAACATTGGGCACGTTCATCATTTTTATATTGTAAAAATACTGCACGAGGAGTTTCTTCAAATACATTTGAGTATTCTTGCATAAGTTTTAACATACTATATTCAAATTTACGACGACGTAGATATAGATCTTGATCTTCATTTATTTTTTCATTCCAATATGGTGCTTGAAGTAAAAAATACATAAATAAAATTGCTTTTATGAAATATTCGTTTCTGTGTTCTGTTTTACGTTGTGTTAATTCTTTCATTAAGTCGCTTGTAGATCTAATTAAATCGTCGGCCGTTTCTACTAAATAGTTATATTTATATTTTGGATTTCTTGTTAAACTATTTGAATTATAACACCAATAATAACTAAACACATCAACATCGGCAGTAACTTCAGCGTTCATTTGTACAAGAGTATTAAAATAAGAATCCTCATGTACTCTAATATTTTCATTAAATCGAAGGTTTTTGCTTGTTAAAAACTCACGTCTAAAGAATTTACCATGACACCAAGTTTGGTCTTTTCCATGTGCAATTTGTAAATATCTACCATCTGGAGTTGGAAGTTCTTCGATCCATTTTGTAAATAAAATATCTATATTTTTATCTTTATGTTGTAATAAAGCATTAAAAACTTCAATAAAAACATTACAAGATAAAAATCTATCGTCTGAATCAGCAAATGTTACATATTCTGCATCTGACTTATCTAATCCATATTGTCTAGCTTGTCCTGGACCTTTATTCTCAGGAGTTTCAATATATCTTATATGCAAGTTTTTAAATGTTTTTAAAAATTCATCAGATAATTTAACATCTGACTTATCATTAACAATAATAACTCCAATTTTGTTAAAACTAACTCCTGCTTGAAAGTCTATTGATTCAAGTAACGGTCTAATAATTTCTTCTGTTTCTTTATATTGTGGTATAATAACGTCAAGATTTAGCTCTCTATTTTTAATTTGTTCTTCTGTTAATTTCATTTTCTTTTTTCTCCTTATTTGTTATATAATGTATTGTTAAATACATTATTTTTAAAAATATTTTTACAAACTATTTCTCGCGATAATTTATTGTTCTAGTGTAAAATAATTATAATATATTGAATATATTTATTAATAATTGATTTTAAACTTTTTATATGTTTAATAGGGACAATATATTATATACAAGTGCGCAATTGTATATAAAGTAAGGAGCTGATTTTTATTTCTTTATGTGGTATTTCAACAAAAGACAATCCGGAACAAACAGAATTAGCTAGATTAATTCTAGATAAAGACACAAAAATTATATTTTGTACTGGGAACGCTGGAACCGGAAAAACCTTTGTAAGCTTGGCAGCGTCATTGCAAGCTGTTTCAATCGATAAAAAATATGGAAAGAGAGGACAAATCATTTACTTAAAAAATCCAGTTGAATGTGGTGATGTAGGTCTTGGCTATCTACCGGGGTCAATCGAAGAAAAATATGGCGTCTATTTAGGTGGTTTATATGATAATTTAGAAAAAATAGAAGATATTGGCGGAGTTATAAACGCTAAAAATGAGATAAGTAGAATAATATGTTTGCCACCTCAATATGTAAAATCTCACAGTTATGATCAGAAGATCCTCATTGTGGATGAAGCACAAGACCTTTCAATGAATCAATTAAAAACTATTCTTACACGTTGTAGCGACTATTGCAAAATTATATTAATAGGAAGTACAAATCAAATTGACGCAAGAAAAATGAGTAAAGAAAAGAATGACTTTGCAGAAGCTTATAATAGAATAAAAGAATTTGATTTTGTTAATTATGTTCATTTGGTACAAAGCAAGCGCTCAAGTTATTGTTCATTGATAGACGAAGCACTCAGCGATAATTATACTTCGTTACTAGAACGAAATTTAAAAGAATAAATTGTAAAAATAAAGAAACTAGAAATTAATCTAGTTTCTTTTTATATTAATCTTTTGTTAATTCATATAACGTTACAACAGCATCTTTTCCAATAAAAGATAATCTTCTACTTGGAGAACCATCTGGGTTTAATAGATTAGATTTTGCTTCTATTAATTTAGCTGCTTCATCGTTTGCTTGAATAGAAAATAATCCTCTTAAGAATATCATATCTCCATCATAGTCTCCGCCCAATGCTTTTAATACTGGATTACCTATAATTGAGGTTCCAACAAAATCATAATAAGGTTTTGGTTTAGGATTTGGATCTCCTTCAAATGGAATATAAGGATATTTTTCATAATGAATTATATTACTTTTAAAAACATCTGGATTTAATCCATACATATAAACGTCATGTGTTCTACATGTTGAATTTGGTATAACTAAAGCCGGATATATGTTTTTGAAATTTGTAACTGGGTGACGAGTGATTAAAGCATGCTTGTTTTTAAGACATTCAATAGCAGCTTGATAGAATAAGTCACAATATGTTAAAGGTCGTTTAACAAAGTTCCTATCTGCTTTTGCATCTGCTTCTGATGGATATTCTTTTAGCATAAACGTCGTTTCAGCAACAATGTTTTTGTCTTTAGTTGATCTCAATACAAATCTAATTGGATCGAATCTTTCTTTTTTAGATTTTATAAATCTAGCTGTTAATTTATCTAATTCTTTTGAATTAAATTGTGTTCTATCCAAAATAAATTCTCCAGATGTTTGATTTTTTACTTGTTGATATACTACTTCAGAACAATGTTCTAGTATAATATTTATTTGATGTATAAAGAACGGATTAAATAATGCAATACATGTTTCTAAAGGCAACAATGCGGTACCAAAAGGAACAGGTAATTTATCCATAGAAGCACAATCGCTAATTACAGGAGCTACTATTACAGTGTTTGCACCATAATCTAGATTTTTAGCTAATAAATGTCTAGACAGTAATGAGTTTTTCGATTGTCCGGCTAATTCTCCTGTTTTTGTATCTAAAGATTTTCCGCTTACAGGGTTCATTGTTGTTTGGTATATTTGTAGTAATAAATTTTGAATTCTCATTTTAGTTGTATTTGCAAATAAATCAAAACTCAATCCGGATCTTAATGAACGCGTTGCTGCTAATAAATCTTTATATAAAGAATTTATAACATCTCCAACACTAGAAGCATCTCTTTCTTCTCTGTAGTGAGCAGGTAAGACTAACCATTTATTGACAAAGAATTCGTTTTTCTTAAGAGATTTTAAAAATTTCAACCTTGTTTTCTTATCAATAGAAGCAATTTCGTTTTCTTCTAATTCATTAAGCCAATTTATTTTTTCAAAGTTGTTATAAATAAATTCTAATCCAGTTCCTTCTCCATCTGATGGCTCAGAAACAATAAATATTTTCCCGTCGATTATTTTAGCATATTTTTCCCCAGATATAACAGATCTTAATGACCCCATTCTAGAACTAAGCATTGCATATACAATTGGATGAATAAAATATCCATTTAAATCAATATATCCAAATTTATTTTTTCTTTCCATTTCAGAGTATCCAAATATTTTATATGAAAGTAATCCATCTTCTGTTGGTAACTTATTTGATGCGAAGAAAATTGGATTTGTTACTCTCTCAACATGATTTAACTCTATAAAACGGTTTATATCAAACATATCTAATTTCATGTACTATTCACACTTCTTTCTGCTGTTCTGTGAGAAGATGGATTGATAATTATTCACCTTTTTAAATTTCGATCGCTCACACAGCGGTTTTAATATAATATATTGTTCCATACCGAATAAAAATCGCAAAAAAAAAACAATAGAGAAACTCTATTGTTTAATATAATCTACTTATTTGATAAACTAGTTCTTTTGCAAAAGCAAATATACTAGCATGACTTCTAACTTCAGAAATATCTTCAGCAGTTTGTTTTTGTTTTTCTAATTCATCACAAAATTCATTGTAAAAGTTTTCTATTTCTGTTTTAAATTTAAGTGTTCTTGGATAACTTATAATTTTAGTTTCTGTAGCAACAAATTTATAATCATTAAAATATTCTTGAATATATTGAATTAATTCTGTATTTATAGTTCTTTTAATACTTTCAACTTCTGCTGGTAAAAGGAATACATGATTATAAGAAGATATATATTTTTTAACGAAATCTTTAATTTGCATCGTTTTCTTTTTCTAATTCTTCAATTAGTTTATATCCCTCTTCAACAGCATTATCAAGTTTTTCAAAATATCCAAATCTATCGCACATTTTATATATTAAATTATTTATAGCGTATCTTGGATCTCCTTGATTAACCATCTCAATATTTACTCTAAATGGCATACCAGCAAAACCTTCTTTAGAAAAACTTCTAATAACATGATGTGCCATTCGCATCGCATCAACATCGTTTCTTAATTCAATAATTTTTCTGTTAATAGCATCTGCTTTTTCTTTTTCAGATATTTCCATTGTATTAGGATCTAGAGACATGTATTCTTTAGCTTCTTTAACATCTCTATTATATTTAGAAATAGCTAATTCGCAGCCATTCATAAAGAACAAAGATAAATCTCTAACATAAGAATATGGAACTTGAGCATGTGTTTTATCTGCCTTCTTTAGCCATTTGTCATTGATAATATCATATACATTTTCAGCATGATCAAAATTATATTCTTCTCCTTTTTTAAGTAAGAAGACATTAACAGGTTTTTTAGTACCAGGTAATAAAGTTCCTTTTGGTATAATCTTCCAAATTTGGCTTACTTGATCATCTGTCATATCTGTTTCAAAATTTATATCAATATCTGAATTAGAAGAATATTGGTATCCAGTAGAACTTCCTATCATTAAAATTCTTCTAATTTTAAAGTCGAAATTAACTTGTTTTTTAAATTCATTTATAATATCAAGAATAAATTTTCTAACGCTAGGAATCATTTTATCATTTTTAAATACATCAGGACATCTTTCTTTATTAATTGGATCAAGAACAGATTCATTTAATTCTTTATATTTATTTAAATGATTTAAATATTTTGCTCTATCTTCAGTAGATTCTAGTATTGTGTTTAATGATCTTAAATATGGAACATATGCAGAATTTAATCTTTCTTTTCTTTTTTGTACATATTCATCAAAAGCTTTTTCATGAGCTACTTGATCATTATATTCGCGTTCTTTTCCTTGTAAAAACTTTTCTTCTTCATCAGAAATTTTCATGCCGGCTTTTTCTTTATTTTCTTTTATTTTTTTATAGCTGTCTAAATCATTTTTCATTTCTTTAGCTGACATTCCTCTTGAAGATTCATCTAATGAATGATCATCAGGATAAACTTTTTTACCTGAATCTGTTAAAATATAACGGCCATTATCGTCTTGTCCTTCTCTTGGTTCTGGCTTTTCTTCTTCTTTAACAGTAGTTTTTTTAGTTTTTTTCTGTGATTTTTCTTCTAATTTAACTTCAGGTTTTTCTTTTTTACAATCACAGATTTCTCCTGGATCTAAATTAGCACCGCAATATTCACATTTTTTATAATACGTCTTTTTTTCTTCTTGTAAATTTTCTTTATCCATAACGACCACTCCAATCTTTTATTTTAAAATAGTATTATAGCGAAGTTGAATTTCATTATATAGAATATCAAAAACATTTTCTACTATTTTAGTTCTAACTTCGTTTCTAGGTAATGACGGATATTCAAATTTATATACAGATTCAATTCCATCCATATAAACACCAACATATACTGTTCCATGTTCTATTTTTGGATTTGGGGTTGAACCAGCATAACCAGTAACACTAACACAACAATTTGCGTCTGTTATTCTTGCTAGACCAATAGCCATTTCTTGGGCTACTTCTTTAGAAACAACATCAAATTTTTTAATTGTTTCCGGTTTAACTTTTAATATTTTTTCTTTACTCTCATTTGAATATGTCACATAAGATTCGCCTATTACGTTTGAAGCACCTGATATAGATATTACTTCTGCAGAACATAATCCACCAGTGCAAGATTCTGCAAAAGAAATTTTCCAACCAAGTTTCTTCAAAGCATCAACTACTTCTTGTGTTTTCATTTTTCTATTTCCTTTTCTTTATATTATAATATATTGTTCATTAAGCAACTTGCTTATTCATTTCCAATAGTTTTTCGTATAAATTATTAAAATCACCAGAGTTATCAATAATGAAATCTGCTTTTTCTCTTAAATTTCCAAAAGACTCTCTATCTTTTATAGTTCTTCTATTAAATTCTGTTTCATCGTAGTCTAATCGAGCAATATTTCTTTTTCTGCGAAGATCATCACCTAAATCAATCCATAGCAATTTAACATTCTCTTTACCAAATTTTTTAACAAATGCTTCATATCCAACAGAGTCTAAAACTGCAATTAAATTCTTTGATGGATCAACATGACAAGTTTCCACACCATAATACCACGTATCAGGAACATTTTTAACTAAAGTATTATAGCTTCTATATTCTAGTAATTCATTATTTTTAATTTTATTTTCAAATTCTTGCCTTGTTACAAAATAATAATTTTTTCCTTCTACTTCGTTTGGTCTAATTGGCCTAGATGTTGTAGAAACGATAAATCCCCAACCTTTTTTTGCTAAGAAATCTTGCGCCGTATCTTTTCCAGCACAACTCCAACCTGAAATGACTAAAATCATTCAGATACACCTACTTCAGTAGAAGTTTCTTCGCTTTCTTTTGAATTTTTAATTATTGGTAGAGCAGTTCCTAAGCAAGTAACAAAATCATAAAATTCTTCTTTATATACTGCAATTACATCATGACCTTTAATAATTTGCATTACTGGACTACCGTCTTCGCAAATAAAAATATCTGCTCTAATATTTTTGTCTATTTGCTTTCTGCATAGAATAGCCTTTTTATAATCAACAACTTCAAACCCTAATTCTTTTAATTTTTCTGTAAATAATTCTGAATTTTTCATATTTTTGCCACCTTTCTATATATCATATCTTTTACTTAATTCATTATCTATTAATTGTTTCTTTGAAAGAATAAATTGTCTAACTTCTACAAAAGACGGATCAGATGCTTTATACATAGCATTTAAAGATTTGTAAATTCTTCCTAATGAAGTATTTGAAACGTCTTTTATATGTACAATCTCATCCTTTAGCGGATCATACAATTCATTTTCTTTTAAATTTGCGTTCATCATTAACGCTGTCTTTTTTCTAAGTCTAATAATTTTTTGCATTGATAGTTGTCCTGCTTCAACGCTTCCCCAGTTTCTCGCCATTTATAATTCACCTCGCAATATTTTTGGTAGATCTAACGGATAATTAGTAAAAACTTTATCGTTTATTTTTTCAAATACTGATTTACAGTATATTTTTTTAGGTATTAAGCACTCACTTTGTAAAGTTATTAAATTTTCATTATACAAATTATTTAATGTAAATATATTAAAATTTGATTCTATTAATTCATAGTTTTTAATTAACTCGTTTTCTTGTTTATCGTTTGGATTCAAGGTTTCTAAAATAATAGGAAATGTGTTATATAATGTATTTTGAATTTTCTTTTCTTCAACCAGTTTTGAAACTAATTGTGATGCTTTTTTAAATGAATAACCTTTTATTCCACTAATTGAATATTTTTTATTTCCAGATATTGATAAAACTAAATTATATAATCTATAAGATATTTTTGTATCAATATCTAGTATTTTATATAATGATTTGGAATCTACTAATTTTGTATCAATCCCAGAAATATTTAAACAAACTGTATTTGGAGAAACAAGTTGGTATATATTTTCATCATTTGTTAAAATAATATTTAACTCATTCTTTGGTTTTGTGTTTGTTAAATATTTTATATAAAGAAGCTCGTCAAATTTAGAACTTTCTATAAATAAACAATTTGGAAATTCTTTTAATAAAACACTTAAACCATGATTTACCTTTTTAAGCAGTGTTATTTTATTAGCATCTTTTTCACTGTGCAAATATTTAGAATAAAAATCTTTTTTATAATTTGAATTTAGTTGTTTTAATATTTCACATTCTTTTGTACTATATATAAAATAAAAATTTGTATATTTTCCTTTTTTGTAGAAATAATTTCTATAATGTGCAATTATATTTAAAATATCTGATGATATTCTCTGTGCTTCAACTGCTAGAATACTATTTTCTGAAGTTTCCAAAGAATATGAAGATCTAAATATTTTTCTATATACTTGCTTTAAATCAATTATTACATTAACAATATTTGTAAATTTTAAATTTATTAGATAATCTTCCAACAGTTCGTCTAATAATTCATATCTTGGTTTTGCTTCATAAATATTTCCTAACATAAAATCACCTACTTAATTATATAATAGATTGTTATATTGATTTTTTTCAAAAATAATAAAGGAACATTAGTCAATGCTATTGTTCCTTTCTTCTAATATTTGTCTTTCAATTTCTGGGTTCTTATTTAAAATATTGACTAACTTTAAAACTACTTCTCCATGTTGGTCATATACAAATTCTAATATTGCTTGAATTTTTTCTTCGTGCTTCTTTTTATAAGCAAGATATTTCATATATTCAACATCAGCATAATTGTAACAAACTATGCTTTCTTTTCCACAATTACTTAATTTAAATGTTCTTTTTTCGCTATCAAAATATGAAATAGATGTTTCTACGTAAAATTGTGGCATAATAAAACCAGAACCAAACGGAGCAAATATTTTATAAACTCTTTTCCAAACAGAACCATCATCAAGTGGCAAATATGTTTCTGTTATTTCAAATGCGTCTTTAGTATAATATTCACAAATAATTTCTCTAAATGCGTCTATATTGTTTTTTGGTATAGAACAACCCAATGCTTGATCATGACCGCCAAAATTTAAATTTAATTCCGGGTGATCTTCTTTAATTCTTTTTAACAAATTATATAATGAATAGCCTTGAACACTTCTTCCTGAAAATTTTACTATTTCTGTGGCGTCAATTGTTCCTATTAAAGCAGGTTTCTTCTCATTTTCCACAACATCTGATGCAACCAATCCACATATTCCAGAATAATTTTCCAATATTCCTGTGTCAAATGCTTCAACGCAAACAGATTCATTGGCATTATATCGGTGCATTTTTGTCAAAGAGCTTTTCATTGATTTACGATAATTGTTTAATTTTTGATAAAAAGAACCATCTGGTTCAATGTCATTATAATAAATATAAACAATATCGTTAATTAAACAAGTTACATTTCCTTCTATTCTATTCACAGCGTTTATTAACGGAATAAAATAAAAATTAACCTGTGTTGAATTAAAATTTCTTGTCGGTATAAATTGACAAAGTTCTTGATCTGCTCCAGGTAAATAAAAGCATAACAAATCCGCTAATCTTTTTATAAACGTATTTTTCTTTACTTGCGAATTACAATAATTCATTGTACATTTATAAAGAATTCTGTTTTCATTCAACATTTCCATACAATCCGATAGAACAGTTATTCCTGCTAATGCTGCCAAATCATATAAAAATTTTGTATCATATCCTTCTGATTTAAATAATTCATATATTAGTTTAAATATAACAGTTGCTCCAGAAATTTCTTTAAATTTTGTATTATTTAAAAAATAGCATGGATCTACAACTGCGTCTGCATGCGATACTTCTTTTCCAATATGGTGATCAGTAACACATACTTTTAAACCTTTTGATTTAGCATAATCTATAACTTCATTACAAGTTATTCCCTGATCGACAGTATATATTACTTTTGCCCCGCTTTTAATTGCTTCATCAATAGAAGATTTTTTCATTCCATAACCTGTTTTAAATCTATCTGTAGATAAATATTGAATATCAACGCCATATTCATTTAACCCAATTGCACATATAACGCAAGCCATAATGCCATCACAATCGTGGTCACTTATAACAATAGATTTTTCATTTTTATTTTCTTTAACAAATTTTATAAACTCATCTGTTCCATCAATTCGTTCCATTGAATTGAAGTAATCTTCAAAACTTGCGAAATTTCTTTTTCCAATTTTATCTGGGAAACAATCTTTTAGACCATTTTCAGGAATATTGTTTATTGATAATATTGCCGATATATGTTTATCGAATCCTTCATATTTTTTTACATCATTGAGGTTAATGATATTTTTCATATTTTCACCTTCTTTATATTATAATATGTTGTTATATAAATTATTTTTAAAAAAAATCTGAGTTATTAAACTCAGATTATTAATTAATTAAAATTTTGGGAAAGCTTCTTTACGTACTGCTTTCTTTTTGAAGCAATTATTTTGATCTAAAGATTTAGATATAACACGTTTTACTGCAACGTTTGGTTTTAATTCATTTACATATTTCTTTGCAGCATTGATATATGCAATTTCTGCCATAGTAATATGCATCTTTCCTAAATTTCTAGAAATCTTTCCCATTCTGTATTTCTTTAATGCTTTAGCTCTGCCTAAAATTAAATCATGGGCATGATATGTTTCAGCCTCAAGTTTTCTTAATTCTTTGTATAATGTATTGGTTCCAACACCAGTAGTTTTTCTGATTTGAGCAAGTTTTGTTCCTGCTAAATACATAGAAATTGCACTTTGAATTTCCTTTTTGGTAACATTTTTTCTATTTGCATAGACTGTTTTACCATTTAATTTTGTTTTGCGATTATTATATTGAGTAATTTCTTTAGAAACTTTTCTATCAATATGCCCATCCTTTGCTGTACCATCAACATATCCATAAGTACAATATAATCTAAATGCCACTTTTAATGCTTGTGGTTTAAGTCCAACTGTCTCTGCCACGACTCTGAACTCTTTATTTGTTGGATTTGTTAATCTCATTTTTAATAAAGCTTTTACTCCAGCTTTTTTTGCTTCACGTCTTTCAACCATTTGATTTCCTCCTAAAAAATTTTTGTGAATAGACACGGTTGAGGTATCTATTCACATTTATAATATATATTTTTATTTTATTTTTTACATTAATCTGCCATTCATTTTAAATGAAAAAGCATTGTACCCTATATAATTTACATATAATCCATTTTTAATATAATTGATAAAAGCTGCTACAGCTTCACCAGATGCTAAATATACTGATGGGGAAACAGATAAAGTAGTTCCACATGCTGATTTAATAACAACAGCTTGATCATCAGAGAAAGAATTTACTTTTTCCATATAATGTTCTAATTCTTTTTGATCTTGCCAATTGCAAATATGAACTTCCCCTGTTTCTAAACCAATTCTCGCATCGATGACTAAAATAAGTTTAGCATTGTATTCATTATCTTCAACAAATTCTTGACGAACTTTCATTGTATCAACTTCTAAAAATACAATTCCTTCAATTATATCTCCAGGATTCCATTTTCCTCTTTTATGAACTGTGATACTTGGATTAGATTCAGACATATGTCTTTCAATTGCATCTACTTTTGGTTTTCCAATATCTTGAAATGTATAAACTTGATTTGTAATATTATGATCATCAACCGTATCGAAATCCCATACAGTTATTTCTTCAATTCCTAGTTTAGCAAGTTGAATTGCTATATGCGAACCTATCGCTCCAACTCCAATAATATGAATAGGGACTTTTGCTTCTCTAATTTTCTCTGGGTCAAAATATTCTCTGTGTTTATTTAAATTCATATTATTTTCTAAACTTTCCTTTCTTCTTTCCTAAAATATGCTTTCTAAATTTTATGTCAGAAATTTTTACATCATCATATTCATCAACTTCTGGATCTGTACTTGAAGTATTCTTTGAAAGATTATTTAAAGTTTTTTCAACTTCTTTTTCTTTTGTATCTTGTACAACTGGTTCTCCATAGTATTTTTTATAGAAATCACTTTCTTCTTCTCCATAATAATAATCATCATAATTACTATAATCATAATCATATGTAAAACTTTTACGACCAGAACCTATATTGTTTTTTCCAGGAGTATAGTTGTTTGCACTATAAGCAGGGAAAGAACTTGCAGGTTTTGGTGAAGCTGTATTTGTTCCATAGTATGAACCATAACCATAAGTTGTAACTTTCATTAATTCTTTGAAATTATCAGCAACTGCTTTTTCTTGTTCATCAGAAATATAGAAAGTATAATCTCCTTTACTAGAAAGTTGTAAGAATTCACCATCAACAACAGTTGTTCCTAGTTTAAGAGAATAGAATATATCTTCATTTAATTTAATCATTCCGTCTTTAACTTCATAATTTCCGTCTTGGATTTCATCAAATGTTAATTCAGCTCCAACTTCTTTCTTTTCTTCATTCCACTTATAAAATTTATATGTTTTTTGTTCAAAAGCATATTTATTATTTGCGATTAATATATAACAAGGAACTTCTTCATACTTTAAACCGACTTCTTTATCGATAATATTACAAGTATTTTCATTTCTATGATTTACAATTAATTGAATGAAATAATCAGAGATTGGATCGGCACATTTTTTAAATTCTTCGTTATCAGTTCCAGATGGACCAGTTCCCATATTAACATGAGAATGTGCATGAATTCTTACTCTCTTTCTTTCATCTTTTTCATATGTTTTAATAAACCAGTCTGCGTATTTTTCTTCATCACATTCACAATACGCTCCACTTGTAGATTTATTTGGAATCAAATCAAATCTTTCAATAACGAAATTATTTCCAAATTTTCCTTCAACCAATCCATAAAACATAAACTCTTTTGTTTTTGCATGCTCAGAACTCATTAATGCTAATATGTTCCAATATGCTTTTTCTCTATATATAATTTTTGGTGTTTTCACACTTGAATATTCGCTAATTTTCATTGTTTTCTTCCTCTTTTAAATTTCCGTCTTCATCATATTTTGCAAAATATTCCTGCTCATCAGTAGGATATCTATTTAAAGAATCTATATCTTTCATAAACGACATTTCATTAATATCATCAGGGCATGAAGTAAATAACTCAGATAATTTTATTCCCTGCATGTCTCGATGTCTTAAATTTTCAACAATAACTCCAGTATTTAAATTTATTACAGAAGCGTTATATAATGTTTGTCCTCCAGCATAATCTAGTGGATCAAAACTTTTAATATATTGAACTATAGTAGCAAAATATTTTGTTATATTTCCAGATGCTCTACTATTAGAAAATGCATCTACATAATTTCCTAAACAACCAGTTCTTCCTAGATAACAAGTACCGTTTCTTGATTTATTATTGCTTCCAAAATTCATATGATAATTAACCATATTTAGATCATCTCTTTGATGATAATGATATCCATGATATAATCCTTGTTTAGTGAAACTGATATTTATTTGAACTGGCATTGTTACATATGCATATTTATTTTCGTTATTACAAATAGATTCCACTATTTCTTTACTAGCTCCAAAACTAGCATATGCTTTTCTTAAACTATTAAGATCAATATAATTCATTATCAATGGATTTGTATTAAATTTTATTAAACTATCTTGTGATAAATCTTCATAATAAATAACTGGTTTTATAATTCCTAATTTAACTTGTTTAATTATATAATTAGCCATTTTTTCAACTTCTGGATGTATTACATCTTCTTCTTCATGTACATCCAATAGAAGTGCTAATGCAGCCTCACTATATCGCTTATAATTTGCTAAATTGTTTTTAGTTTCATCTTCTGCCGCTTTAATGTAACTATTTAATCTATCTCTAACAAAATCAACTTTTTCGCTATTATCACAGTATTGATATATCAATAATTCGTTTGCTGCTTGAATTCCGTTGTTCTTTAATTCTTCTTCTTCGAAAATTTCTTTATATAATTTTACAAGTTCAGTATTATCTTCTAATAATTTATAATCTTTTGTTTCATCAAAACCATTGTTATATGAATCAATAATATCATTTATAAATGGTTTTACTATTTCAGTTGATACAGAATTTTCATTTAAATTTTTAAATACTTTATAATAGTTTCTAATAAACCATTTACCAATTTCTTTGCTCTTACCTAAAATATTGCATATTCCAAGGTATATATTTTTATTATTTAAATATGTGTCTATTCCATAGTATAAATGTATAGATGAAAATAACATAAGTATATTTCTATCATTTATATAAATAAAATCTCCAAACTTAAAAATTATTTTTTCACCATATAACTCTATTAAATCATTATAATCTTTATTAGAATATCTTGTTATTGTAACATATTCAGATAAACTATCTACTTCTTTATTTAACTTACTTGCATCTAGACTAGATCCAAATGCTAGAAAACTATTGTTATATTTATCAGTTTCAAGTATTTCTTTTATAGTTTCAAATTGTACATCACAATTATAATACATAAAAGATTTTTTATTAAGAGCATATGATGCCAATGTCAATAACAATAAACGAGAAGCACATACTTTTGATAATGATAACGACGATGTGCCGCAATCTTTCCACATAGATTTAGAAGTTTCTATATCAGGTTCAGCCGCTTGATAAAATCCATAGTAACCTCGAACTCTATTGTTAATTCTATCTATAAAAGCATCTTCTTGTGTTACAAACATATAATTTGCATAAGATCTAAGATTTATATAATTTGGAACATAATGTGCGTCATTATTACCTAGTGTTTTCAAATAATATTCTTGATTGTCTGAATTAATATAATTATTATACATTTGAGGAGTTTTACTCAAATACGAGTCGAATATACACGATCTTGCAAAGGTAGTTTCTAAATAATTTTCAAATACTTGAAGTTTTTCTAATGTATTAATCGCCATATTTTATTCCTCTTCTTCCTCCTGTATATTAACACAATATCCATTTTTATATATTGTTGAAAGTTCGTTAGTTGTAAAATCAGATAGAACTTCATCCAGATCAAAGATATCTGTAGCCATTCTTGCACTACTATATGCAGATAAACAATCGTTGAAGAGTAAAGGATTTGTTAAAATTAAATTTAAAATATAATTTACAAAATTTACCGCTGAACTTTTATCTATATCATTTTCATTTTCAGATGTTTTATTAAAATTACTAATAACTCTATTTAGTTCAATACTGTTACAAGAATATGATGGACCATATTTAGAAATACCGCCAAAACCAAGCTTTTCAACTAAAAATCCGTCTATCGGCAAAGATTTTATTCTATCTGCAATGTAATCATCTTTTATGCAATTTGGCATATTGTCTATAAATTGAGACAACGATTGTTGAATAGATTTTGAAAATGTGAAAAATTTAATGTCTTTAAAGTTCAAATAAAATACAACATGAACATTTTTAAATATATATGTAGTACAACGATCTTTATGATAGATATCGTTTAATTCAACTATTAAATAATATTGTCCATATGAATCTTCTTCCGGTAATATCATAAATTTTTTCACATGTTCATTATTTTTTAAACTTTCAAACAATGCATTTAAATTTGCTTTTAATTTTTCTGAAACTTTTGGAGCTTTTTCTAAATATTCATTAAAAAATTCTAACGCTTTCTTTCTATTTACTAATTTTTTATTGCTTTCATCTATACTTAATATCGCATCATTAAATAAATCATAATAAGATTTTTGTGATGCTGAAAATTGTACATTCAGCAACTTTTTAAATTCTTCTGTGTTTTCAAGTATATTTAACTGATTCATAAAATATACCTTCCTTTCTTTTTATAAAACGTCAGTAAAAAAAGAAAACTCAAAAATAGAGTTTTCTTATATTTTACTTATATATTAAAATAATATAGCTATTATTATGCTATACTATTTTGCTGATTTATGGTTAGGCGTTACAATAATACTATCGCCGTCTTGAACTCCTAGTTCTCCCATAGTTTTAGAAGTATCACCGATAGAAATACTTCTTGAATTTGCACGAAGTAAAGCTACTGTATAACCAACACCTAAAAGAGTTTCTTTGCCTGCTTCAGCAAATACTTCTTTAACTGTTTGTTCATCGCTAACTACAACGTTTTCAGAATCATAACTTAAACCAATTTCAATTGTTTTCATATATTATTTTTTCTCCTTATTAAATTAAATTTTATTATTTTTATTTCCTGCCTACTTTAGGAACATAGAAATAATAAAGAAAGAGAAATCAATCTCTTTCTTTATTTTATTTAATTGTTTTTATTATTCAGCTGCTTCAGTAGTTGTAGTTGCTTTTACAACTTCAATTTCCTTAGCTACTGTAATAGCTGCTGTATATGCGTCAGTAATTTGTTTTTCTAAAGCTTTACAATTAGAAACAATATTACCTAAAGCTAGTCTAACTTCTTCTTCATTTGTGCCAAAAGTGTCCATTGGAACTTTTGCTGATAAAGCTACGTTTGGTTTTGTACCAACGAACTCTACATAATTTGGACCAATTGAAGTTGGACCACTAGATCTTAATGAAAAACGGAAATCTAGAGGTTTTCCTTCTTTATCTTTTAATGAAATAACTTTAGCACCTAAAAATTGTTTTGGTGTTAATGTAGTTGTAACTTCAACCATTTCTGGTTGTGAATTCATGATAATTTTTACTGTTGCCATTATTTAATTCCTCCTAATAAAATATTATTTTTATGGCTTTGATATCTTTATTAAATTTAGCACGACTTAAATTTGTTCTCGATATCACAATTATAATATATAAACATTTTTTCTTTTACTTTTTTTCGTTAGTTATAAATTCTTTTGCATAGGGTAAAGATTCAACCCATTTACAAAATTCATGCCAGTGAGGAAGACGATGATATCTTCTTTGGAAATAAATTGTTTTAAGTTCTTCGTAGTTTGTATCCACTGTTCTCATTTGTAAAAATGATTCTGGTAGTATTCTCTTAGCTTCTAACAAAATTTCATTTTTATTTGGGCAATCTTTTTTAATATATTGTTTTCTTAATGCTTCTAAACGATCTACAACGATTTTTATAATATCTTCACAACTATCATCGTAGTCAAACATTTCTAATGTGATTGGTTTTCCAGCTGCTAATAATTTATGCATTGTAGAACATGAATTTTTAGTATTGTGATGATAAGTATCAAATTCACTCCAAACAAATCTCGGTAAAGTTATGTCAAATTGCACATGGATCATTCTTAAAAATTTCCTATGTTCTGCTCCTCCATTGATTAATGCTGTTGCAAGTTGCATATCGTTTTCCCCAATGTGAAACTCTTGTTTTGTTACATCCTCTGTTGTGTCGTTTTTAACCCAACTTTCTTTCGGGTTTCTCATTCCTCTTAAAGCTCCGGCAAAGCCAAAAACTTGTACATTTTCTATTTTCATTAACATTTTTCTTTTATCCTTTCAAAAAAATACAAAAAAAGAATATCTATTTATATAGACACTCTTTTAGGTAGTAAAATTATGCTTCTCTACCTTGAATTAAAAATTCAGGTTGATCTGCGCTATTTTCAACACCATCCTCATTTAGACGACGTTGAACTTCTTCTGCTTGCTCGCTGGTATATATACCTGCAAGTCTTCCATCAGAATAAAAATAATAATATTTTTTCATATTTACCTCCTTATATGAATATTTTCACTATTATAATATATAACCAAAACTTGAGTAAATCCGAGTTATATATTCATATATTTCAATATGTCATTTGGAGATTCACATAGATATTTTAATCCATCTTTTTCAACATAAATATTTCCTGTAGTAATATCTAATATTATATTAAATATAGTAGCAGTTTCATTATCAAATAAATCTACAACTAATTTAAAAACAGGAATATTTTTATAGAAATCTAAAGTTAAAATTCCACCATTTTCTAATATTATATTAGTATTATAGATAGAATGCTTTAATATTAAAAGCTTTATATCTTCAAACACTTTTAATTTATTTGAAACTTCTTCAGAAACAATTATATTTTTATAATTCTTCATATATTTCTATGTTCCTTGATAAAATTGTTTTTCTAATGTCTATTATTCTTTGATTCGATGAGCCAACATATTTTAATGTTATATCTCTCAGATCATTGATAAACGGACCATCGCAACAAACATCTACATAATCCCAAATTTCTAATTCTCTTTTATTTTCAAATTCGTATCCTGTCCAAAGCCAAATTGTTTTATTCGGATATATTTCTTTAATTTTTTTACAGATATTTGTTGTTTCTTTAATGTTTTTAGGATGAAGAGGATCTCCACCTAAAAGAGAAAAGCCAGAAATATAATCTGGCTTTAAAAACTCTATAATTGATGCTAGTTCATTTTCCCCAAATAAATGTCCAGCATTGGTTTCCCAAGCTTCTTTATTTTGACAAAATGGGCAGCGTAATTCACATCCAGATACAAAAAGTGAAACTCTTACACCTGGACCATTTGCTAGATCGCATTTATTTATGCCCATGTAATTCATTTATTTCTTCCTCTTTCATAAAACGATTGTGTTTAACTCTATTTTCAACTTCTTCTTGTTTTCCTAGGTTAAACGCTGTTGTATAATTTCCTGTTAAATATCCAGTTACTCGTCTTAATCGTTGAATATTTGAACTACCACATTGTGGGCATTTGTCATTTATTTCGTCCTGATATCCACAATCTGCACACATATCAACTGGAACATTTATTGCAAAATATGGGACATCTTTATCCATAGCATAATTAACAATTGCTTCTAATCCTTCAAGATTGTTTTTAACACCTGAATCTAATTCAACATATGTAATACAACCTGCTGAAGAATATCCGGTTAGTTGTGATTCTATATCAATTTTTTCAAATGGACTAACTTTTTTCCAAACCGGAACATGAATACTATTTGTAAAATATTTATGTTCTGAAACATTTGGAATTACTCCATATTTTTCTTTAAACTTTGTCATTGCAGTATAACACAAATTTTCTGCTATTTATTTTTAATACCCTCGGTTACCCGATATTTTCAAGGGGATTAGACCATATTTTCATCTTTATATACTATTAACATATATAAAGAGCTTCATCTTTCGGATTTGAATCCTACTCTACTCACTTCTTCATTTAAAAATTTCTTTTTAAACTATGCTTTCGATGGTCGTTAGAGATCAATTTTAATAAAAATTAACCTACGGGATTAGCGTTGCTACTAAAATATCGCTAGCCTTTCTTACCAACTTTTTACGTTTGCCCGTTTAATGAAGTTTGTTCAATGCAATCACTTGCATGACTCCCGCAGATATTGTTTCAGGAGTATAATATACGCCAAAGTTTAAATGATATTCTTGTTTAAATTCAGCACATCTGTCTTTAAATAATTGTTCTATTCTTTTTGCTAATTTCATTCCTTCTTCAGTTGTTTGATCTGTTCCAATTAGTATTTGCAACGTTTCAGCCAAGCCTAATTGTCCAACAGCTAAAGTTCCATGTTTTAACGCACTTCTTATTCCTTCTTCTGGTTTATAAAAACTCATTGTTCCGTTTTCATACATAAATTTTGCAGAATCCGGAGATTGTGAGCAAATATATTCAAATCTTTCGATTAAAATATCTTTCGCATCGTGAATTTTTTCATCCAAAAGTTCCATAAATTTTTCTACATTTTTATTTGCTTCCATAGCTAACGTTGGCAATATAATTGTTACTGGGCAAATGTTTCCTCTTCCGTCTTTTGTTTGAGGATTTACTCCAGGATCTGCATTTATATCGTATCCATTAGCTGTTCTACAACCCCAAGTATGTTTATAATAATTCGTTAGATTACTACTTATTTTTACAAATAACTCTATATTACTATAGATGTTCAGACTATATCACAAACATTTATTCTTTTATCAAATAAATGTTTCGCATCGTTTCCATTTAATCGATTTACTTTAAGCTAATATCACTTAAACACGAACCACTTGGCTGTACTCTACTAACTTCGTGTATTATATACCTTATTTTCAAGCAAGATATTTCTTCTCGCTATATAGCTTTCGATAGTCGTTTAGCTTTTAATTATTATTTTTTAATTATATTCAAGTATAAATCCTTTACATGTTTTAGATTTTTTATTGCAACAATTATATATTTGACTTCTAGAAACATTTAGATCGTTCTCACATTCTAAAGTATTATCGTATATTTTATAAACTCTTCCATCTTTATATTTTGCAATAATCTTATGTTTAAAATTACAAGGATATGATTTTCTTAATTTATTTTTATATGCATGGATATCATTTTCTGAACGGGAGCACCATTCTAAATTATATGCACTATTGTTTGTTTTGTTTCCGTCGATATGATTTACAACTTTATCTTTACTATAGCCATCACAAAAACTAAATGCTACTAGTCTATGTATAAAAAATCTCTTTTTATTTGGGTTATATAAAACTACTCGTCTATATCCGGAACTATTTATATCCCCAACTAATATTTCATTTGTTTTTGTATTTTTTATATTTCCTAAATTACTAACTTGATAGTATCCTTCATATTCTGGAATGTCTTTCCATATTTCCATTATCATATCATCTTCCTTTATATTTAATTTAAAAAAATAATAATTTTTAGCACAAGATTGGCCTTTACAGGCGTTTCCTTGTTTAGATGCGTTTTTTCATAATATATTTCTATATTAAGCCACAGTATTGTTTATGGTACTAAAATATGTTTTTGGGTCATTTTTATCATAACCAGCGTTGCCGCTCCAATCACAATTTGCATAATTTGGGTATAATCTTTGCGCAGTTGATTTCAACGCTAGTTTGAATAAATCATAATTTGGATCGCCAGGTTTTCTATTTACTCCTGACATAAGTTGAAATATTCCACATGGGAATATGCTTGTTCTGTGAAACTCGCCTAAACCTTCTATAGAAACATCTAATAAAGCTTTAATTACCATTCTTCCTTCTATAAAAGTACAAGTTCCGTAATTTATTGACGTAAAGGGAAGCTGGTTCCCTGATCTACTTTGTAATGTATTACATTTTTATGTTTCACAAATTCGCTACATTTGTTTTGTTCATATTTGAACAACTTTACTTTTCAGTAGAGATTAGACTATATCTTCACCCTTATAAAATATAATTTATTATATAAGGGGGCTACCATTTCGATTTAAAGGATTTCTCCTACCGCTTGGCTCTACTCTCCGTTCTATGGAGATAGTCGTTAGGCATTTATTATATAAATATATAAATTTAGCACGGGATTACCATATTATTTATAACTTAGGTGTCCCCCGTTTAGGCAGCTAGGTTCTTAATATTACTATTAAGTCGCCCTAATAATTAAGGTTGTGATACAAGCCTTCAACTGCTTGTTTTGTTTCTCGCTCTGTCATTTTCATAGCATAGTTGTAGGCTTTTTTAGAATATTTTTTATATTCTTCGTCGTCAATAGAATATTCTTTTGAATTTTTAAGCATATTCAATATTTCATGATCAATTTCATTTTCGTTTTTCTCATCTATAAAAATTAAGCCATCTTTATAATGTTTTGCAAAACTTTTTCTTACATATGGTGCCATTGTCCAATCAAGATGCGTCGCGCTAACTCCCCCGAATTGCTGTAAGCTTTGTAACTGAAATATTACTGCTACAAGCTGGAAAGCTGTGCTTACTGATTGAGCTGGTCGGACATCTGTTTGTCTTGTGTTGAATCCCTCAGCTAAAAGTTTATCCATTGGAACAGATAAACAGTTATGATCACCAACAATATAGTGATCTAAATCATGTGTATAAATTTCATTGTTTAAATGATTTGTTCTTGCTTTTTCTGACATAACGTATTCTAAAGCAAATTTTCGGTTCATATAACTAGAAGCTTCACCTATTCGCCCGCCAAAACTTTTTTCATCTACGTTTGCATTTTGGTTTTGGACATGTTTAGCTCTTAATTTATCGTCTATGACTTCCATGAAATCTTCATATCGGTCTCTTTTCATTTTATGCAAATAGCTATACTCGATATATGCTTTTGCAATTTCAAATGCTTTAATTTCCATTAGTTCAAATTCGATCATTTCTTGTACATTTTCAACTGTTAGCTTTCGTTTGCCTTTAACTTTATCCTCAATTTTATTAGCAATAGAAACAATATCGTCTTCTGTTATTCTATTCTTTTTGTCTATTGCTTCGTTGGCACGTGTAATAGCTGAAATGATTTTAGATTTATCGAAATCGACTCTAATGCCATTTCTTTTTGTTATCTTCATTGCTAAGACCTCCGAATCTTTTTTTGTGTAATATATTGTTCCCGTGATTATATTTTAAAATAAAAATTCTATTATTTCAAAATATATTTTTTTAAAAATAATCAAAAAAAAGAAAAGGAGCTATCCTTTTCTTAAAAATCATCTTCTTCGTCCTCTTCATCGTTGTCTGATAAGTCATCTGACTCATCGTACTCCAATGTTGTTTCAATTACATCATTCATGTATAAATCTAAACATAATCCTTGAGATCCATCTAAATTTAAAACAACTACAGGACTAGAATTTTTAAATGCATCTGTTGAATCGTACGCAGTTCCAAATAATATAGAAATAAGTGTTCCTCTTTCATCTTTATCCAAATATGCACTACTAAAATATAATGGTAAATCCGTAACTGATTCTGGAATATTATTTTTAGCTTTAAATTCTTTAGTTATTTCTGAATTATTGAAGAAGAACTTTCCTATCATTGTATAAATAGGAGATTCATTATTGTCTAGAGTATTTTTAGTAACAAATATTTTTCCATGTCCTAAATCACATAATTTAATATCGTTAGATTCTTGATATACTAGTAACTCTAATCCAGCAATAAACTCACTGTTCAAACCTGTGTCTAACTCAGTTCCTACATTTGTTAATATTTTTCCGTTTTTAGATAAACGATTTCCAAATCTATGAGTAAATAGTTTATAAACATTTTTACCATTTTCATTATATATACCGACGCCTACGTTGAATAAACAATCTTGATTATCTTTTGTATATTCCAATGTAATTGCTGTAAAATTCTTAGCATTTATACAATCGTCCAAATCAATAACGCATTTCTTTAAATCTTTAAGTTGTTCAAATAATTCTTTATTCTTTGGCCAGAAGTTTTCAAACGAAACTCTTTTTAAAATCTCGTCAAATAAAAATATTTGTCCGATTTCGTCACACAATACTTTTACTGGATACGCTACATTAACACCAACTTTTCCAACACTTTCTTTATCAAATAGTTGATCTAATCTGTTGTTCTCATTTCCTAAACTTGAAGTTATTAAACTAGCATTACTATTTTCAGACAATCTGTTTAAAAGTTCATATGAATCTTCTAATTGTTCATCGTCTTTTTCATTATGCCTAAAATCTTGAGAAATACTAGACATTAATTCTTCAAATTCTTCTGGAGAAACGTATTCAGCTGTTGCTGCTAACATATCATTTATTAGTTTCATGTCGTTTAATTTATCTTTAAACAAATCTCCAAAAGAAGCTTCATTTTCTAAACTAATAATCATTTCCCTAACTTTATCAAAGAAAGTAATATTAAATTTCTTAGATAATTCAGAGATTGGATCTGTACCAAATTGATCAATTAAATTATCATTTTCTTTTGCAAATATAAAACTATCTTGACATGGTTCTATTTTCCATTTTGCTAAAAATGCTTTAAATTGCTTGTCGATATTTAAGAAATTTTCATAATCTAAAATTTCTCCCGACGCATCATAAAATGTTAAATATAAATCGCCAGTATCAATATCTATAGATTTTATACAACATTTTATATCAATTAATTCTGGATCTAGAGGATATTTAATATCTTTTCCAAGTTTATCCTGACCATATACCTTTTCTCTAATAGCAGCATATGAGGAATATATAACGTCTTCTTTAATTGCTTCATTAAAAGGCATTTCAGATAAATCTTTATCTGGTTCTGTTGTAATTTTCTCTAATATTTTTTTAATATCTTCTTTAGATAATGGGTTGTCTATATTATTTCTTTCAAAATATTCCATAATAATATTTGCTAATATAGATAATGCCGCATCGTCTAATTCGTCTGAACTATCTATTCTTTCATTTCTCTCTACAGAATTTAAATTGTTTTTTCTACTAGAAATATCTTTATATAACTTGTCTGGAGTTAAATTAGAATGATAAAATTCTCTAATTTTTGATGCTGTTTCTTTTACAATAGAATCTTGTTCTTCTTTTGGTAGATGTCCTAAATCTGATAAAGTATATGGGGAAATAGATTTTAATATATTATACATTATATTTTTTTGTGCGTTTGTTATAACGTCATAATCTTCCATTGAATCTATATTTTTTATTATTCTATCTACTTCTTTTTTACAATCTTCTAATGTTATTTCCCCATTAACAATAAAAGAAGGTGTAAGAGGAGGTTTTTTTACAACCTCGCTCTCACTAGGGAAATTTTCATTTTGATCGTCGTCTAAGTAAAAAGATGGCATATTCTTTATATTTGCCATAACTATCACCTATTTTATATATTGAGGATGAATAAATTTATCCTTTTTTGGAAGAATTTCATCAACAATTCCAAATTTCAAAGCAGCATTTGCATCTAAATAACAATCTTTTTTATAGACAAATTTACTATATTCCTTTACAGTTTTATTACAATTAGAAGCTATAATTTCTTCTAATAAATTATTTAGTCTTTCTGTTTCACGAAGATTATCTATCATTTCACTAATTTTACCTTGTGCTCCAGAAGCTGCTTCATGAAGCATTACAGTTGAATTTTCTGTGATAAATCTTCTATCTCCACATGATAAGATTGCTGCACCCATAGACATTGCCATGCCACAGCATACTGTAAATACTGGAGATTTTATAGATTTCATTGTATCAATAATTGCTAAACCATGATATATTTCTCCACCTTGTGAGTCAATATATAACCAAATTGGTTTATAATATTTGTTTCCCATTTCATCTTCTAATTCTGGATTTTTATCATCCATAATAGTTAAAAGAGTGCAAACATGGGTTGCATTTTGAAGATTAACTTCTCCATCTAAACGAATAATATTTGAATTGCATAATTCTTTATATGCATCTATTCCACGTAATTCACTTTCTAATGACATAAACAGTGTTCCTTTCTCATTGTGATAACTTTTTTACCTAGAACTTTTTGAACAGCGTGTCTTAAGTTACGAGCACCTTCTTGTTCAATGTTTCCAAGTTTCTTAATTTCTTTTAGTTCGTCTTCTGTATAAACAATTTCATAATTTACAGAAGAATTTGCTAATAATTCTTTTGTTATACGATATACTAATGTTTCAACAATATCATTACTTAAATATTTAAATGTAACAAATTCGTTAATACGACCAATGAATTCAGGTCTAAATTTTTTCTTTAACATTGGCATAACGTTTGAAGTTCCTGGAACGGTTTTAATTAAACCTGCTCCGGTTGGAGTATTTGATTGATGATCGAAACCTAAGTTTGAAGTAAATATTATAATAGTATTTTTAAATGAAACTGTATTTCCATGATTATCTTCGCAAGTTCCTTCATCAAGAATCTGCATTAATTTAGGGAAGATATCTTCATGTGCTTTTTCAATTTCATCAAATAAAACAACACTATTTGGCATATTTTTAACTTTCTTTAAAAATGAAGTTTCTTGATCATAACCAATATATCCTGGAGTTGTTCCAAACATTCCAGAAGCAGTATGTGCTTCAGAATATTTAGTCATATCTACTGTTATAAGATTCTTTTCAGAACCAAAATATTCTTTTGCAATAATTTTAGCTGCTTCAGTTTTACCTACGCCCGTAGGTCCAGCAAAGAATAAAGTATATAACGGAGTATTGGTATCAATAATACCAAGTTCGCACATTTCTAACGCATTAGAAATTTTTTCTATTGCTGTGTCTTGTCCTAATATTCTTTTCATTAATTCTTTCTTTGCGTCTTCAGCTTTATTATTTGAAATAGTTAAACCGTATTGAATTCTTAAATATTCATCAAGATCTTCTTTACTTAATGTTTTCTTATCCATTTTAGAAGCATATGCAAATGCAGAATCTAGTAAATAAACACTACGAGCTGGATTTGCTTGACTAGGAATATATTTTTCACCATATAATAAAACAGTTTCTACTAATTCAGCTTTATCTTTTTCTTCCGCTGTAATTCTATATGATTTTTCTTTTCCAGGAAGAATTTGTTCAAGAATTACTCTAGTTTGTTCTTTAGTTGGTTCTTCCATTAAAATCTTTTTAAATCTTCTAGCTATAGCAGCATCCTTTTCAAAATATTTATATTCTGTATCTGTTGTAGCAGTTATAATAGTTATATCGTTTTTATCTAAATATGTTTTAACAATATTGCCAAATGAAGTATCACTTCCATCACTAGCTGAACTTGCTCCAGCATTTATTAAAGTGTGACCTTCATCAATAAATAAAATAACATCTTTATATTTAGATACAGCGGTTAAAATATTTTCTGCTTTTTGTTCAAATGAACCACGATATGTAGAACCAGCTACTAGTTTTGAAATACTGAGTTCATAAATAGTAACATTTTTAAGACGTTCTGAAACTTCTCCTTTGTTTATTTTATCTGCCAATTCATAAACCTTAGAAGTTTTTCCACATCCAGCTGGTCCAACTAAAACTAAAGATCTAAACGAATCTGAGTTCAATTGAATTTCCATTTTATCAACTGTATTATCAACGTCTATAATATTTAAACCTTTTTCACTTACTATTTTATTTATATTTTTTAATTCCTTGATAGAGTCTAAATCTTTATATGTTTTAATGAAAGTAGCTTTATTTATATCACCAACCATTTCTAGAATATCAGCATAAAAATCTTTTACTTCGAAAGGTTTTGGTGCGTTAAATTTAGGTCTATCTTCTTCAAAAATACATGTAGATAGAAATTTAAATACTTTTAATAATTCATAAGATTCTGAAGAGAATAATGCTTCTATTAATTGTGGAACATCTTGAGTTTGTCCAGTTTCAACACAATTGTTTTTTAACGTTTCAATTAAATTACTATAATCTTTTTGAATACTAATATCACCATCAAAAACGCCTTCAGTAGGTTTATTTGCAGTTAAAAAACAATGTTTAAAATTAACATAATTTATTCCATAATTATCAAGAATCTTCATAAATGAAGTTGCAATTTTTCCATATTCTTTGTCCTCATGTCCTTGAAGAACCTTTTTAAATGTTTGGACTTTATGAGAGGTATCTATTCCTGTTGGAGTATCATACAAATAATATTGGTTTTCCTTCATAGTCACACCAATATTACTGTCAGATAAATTCTCATTCCCAAATATATTTTTAACAAAACATTCATCGTTATCTGTTTTTAGAATAAATGTTCTGATATTTGCTTTATCTTGTAAGAATTTCATTAATGCCCAAAATACATGTGCTGTATTGCACCAATTTTGTCTATTTTTAACACTAATTTCGGTTGATTGTGATAATATTTTTTCAACCGCGTCACTTATAAACTTTTTTCCCATATAATCACCTTCTATTATTTTTTACCAACATTCAGAATCGTCTGTTGATTCTTCTTTTGGTGCTATTTTTATTTCTTTTCTTTGAACTTCATATTGAGAAATATGAGATTCAATTTTTGATATTAATTCATCTAAATCAGATGGACGAATATTTTCTTTATCTTTTTCAAATTTATCTAATAGTTCTTGAAGTTCCCCCATTAGTTTAAGTATGAATTTTAAAAATGCAAATGATTTTAAATAATTTTCATACTGACCAATTAGAAGATTTTCTTCTGATTCATTTAATAAAATTTTAAGTTCTTTCATAGCTTTTAAAAGAGCTTTTTGAACTTTTTCATATTCTGGAGAATTTTGTTCTTCTTCAAAACTGAAATCTTGCATAAAATTCATACATTAACCTCTTTTCTTAAAATTTGGATCTGTTGAAAGATATAAAACTTTTCCATATGGATTTTCAACAGATATTTGATTTGCCTCATCTGGTAATACCCATAGTGTTTTAAAACATTTTGGTTTTGGAATACTGCCTTCTCCATACCCATCAGTAAAATATATTAATAGAGCATCTCTATAGTGATGTTCGTTAATGTATTCTATTACAGGAGTGAAATAAGTTCCACCTCTTCCAGTCACTGTATATTTTATATCTTTTAAATCTTTAACTTTATAAATATTTCCAATTTCAGAATCACATTCAATAATTGTAATTTCTGTTGGTTGTGTTTTGAAAATATGGTAAATTTCATTAAAGAAATACGATAATAATGTATTCGAAACAGAACCACTTGTATCTATAGCAACAACTATTCTAACAACTCTATTTTTAATACGTCCAGGTAAATCTAATCTATCTGGTTGTCTTCTATTAGGCATTTGATTTGTTGAACGATATCCGAAAGGAATTGTTCCTATAGCATTTTTAATATGATTTTGCCATTTAATTTTTGGTGGCATTAAAAGCTTTTCTATTGCATCTTGTAAAAATTGAGGAATTGTTCCTCTATCCTTTTCACTTAAAGAATTAATAGATTCTTTTATTAAAGATTGAACTTTTGCTCTTTGTTCATCTTTATTATTGCCGTTCTCCCATTTATGAACTCCTTGATTATTCTTTTCATTTCCTGGCATAGATGGAAATCTTTTATCATGATTAGCCGAACCATTTGGATTACTTTGTGAATCTTGATTATTAGATCCCTTTTTTGTTATTCCTTGATTTCCGCCGTTTGAACTTTGTGGGTTCTTTTCAGGATCTGAGAACTCATCTAATGCATTATAATAATATTCCATATCTTGATGAGAAGTTAAATTTTTAGTTGTTTCTAATCTAGCGTCTTCACAACAATATGCATCTACTGGAATTTTCATACCTGTTGATGAACCAGAATATTCAGATCTTACACGAATATCTTTCTTAACCATATCATTACAAGCAGCTTCTTTAGCTTTTAGAAGATTATTATGTTTTTCTTCGTTATTTTCTGGGTTTAAATCTGTAAATTTTGTTGGATAATCAAATGCTAATGCTAAAATATCACTTGCAACTAAAGCTTCTATTTGTTGAATAGAATATTTATATAAATACATTGGATTTAGTAGCATTCTCATTGGAATTGATTTCAAATCTACATCAATGGAACCATTTATATCAAAAGATGGCTCCATTAACATATTTAGTAAAACAGCTCCGTAAAATTTATCTTGCCATAGAACTATATGGCATTGAATAAAATTTATTACTTGACGAAAATCTGATTCAATAACGCTTTTCAATTCCTTTGTTTTGGTTTCAATATTTTCTTCGTTTTCCTTATTATTAAATAAGGCTATCATTTTTTCAACATTATCACCGCAGTTTTTCCAAACCGCTTTTATATCAATTCTATCTGCCATATAAGTCTCCTTAACTTATTAATCTATATATTTTTTATATGAAGTAAAGTTTTCAAGTGTTTTAGCACATTCTGTTGAATGTAGAATATCAAATAATTCCCAAACTAAATCACAATTAACTTTTTCTCCATCAGGTTTAATACATTCAAATTGTGTAGAAGCAATTTTATCATAGAACCAATTTAATACTGCTGTATTTGTTGAATTAAATAAAGCACCTAATTGGCTCAAAATATTTGAATATTTTGATTTTTCTTCTACTTTAGTGCTCTTTTCATAAGATGCTATTGTTAGCCAATTCTTTTGAATCCAAGAAATTAAACTTTGTAATAGTATCTTTTGTCCTAAAGTAGTTTTTCTATTGATTTTATCTTGAACAGTTTTATCAATAATATTTGATTTACCTGTTAAAATTTCTGGAATTGTTACCATTGTTTCTGTATCTTTCATAGTTGATAAAATACAGTTCATGGCACTTTGTCCTAATAATCCAGATAATATCATTTGTAAATACATATCACGATCTTTTCTATCTGCATCCGTAAAACATGGTAAAGCTAAAACTTCATCGAAATGTTTAAGTACAGTTGCTGCGATAGTATTAGATCTTGGTGATGGTGTAATTACAGGGGCATCAACATGTTTCTTTTCTTCTGGAGAGAAAACATCTTGTCCATTTATTGCAATTGCAGAAACATATGATTCTGGTAATCCACCATTTAAAGAACGCATTGCCCAATCTTCAAGATTAGAATTCATTTGAATAAATGCGAATCTATCTAATTGTGCTGGGTCTAATGTAGCTGTTGCGAAATCTGAATCTGCTCCAGCTGGATTTTGAGCGCCACATACAGAAACCCAGAATGGGAATCTATATCCTGTCATTTGACGATTTAATGTTGCGTTCATCATTTCTGACATTGTTCTTTGATCTGGTCTATTTAATTCATCTATTAATACTAAGAACGGTTTGATTTGACCAGATGTCATTAAATAAATTTTATCTTCTGGAGCAAGATTTGTTCCTAATTCAAATTTATTTTTTCCACCATCAGCTGCAGCTTCTGCTTTATTATATTTCTTAACATAAATAACTTTTTCTGGCTCATTATCTGGAATGATAACTTCATTTAAATTTTCATCTAGTTTAAATACACCAATTGGTAATCTAAAACCTTCATGAAGAGCGATATTATAATAATATTCTTGAAGTCTTTCCATTTCGGCAAAAGTTGGATATTTTGCATAATCCAATTTTTCGTCTTGAACCATATTTGCTTTTAATAACTCTTCACTAACTAATTTACTCATTGTATTGAATTGGTCTTCAGAAATATCTTTAGATTCCAATTCTTGTTTTAATTTTCTAATTGCTAAATTGACTTGATCTATATAGCTATCAACATCAATTGAAGCTTTTCCTGATCTTTTTCTAAATGGAATACCTGGAAGCTCTCCATCGTTGAGCACACTTCCATCAATCGTTGCTGCAAAACCATTAACCTTTTCTGCCGCTAAGTATAATGATTCTGATTTTCCTATTCCTTGAGTCCCACTAAATAATAATGTTAAATGTGATCTTTTATTATAAAGATCCAAAAATGTTGCTAACGCAATAAGTGTTGCGCCTTGATTAACTGATGCCATAATTTATTCCTCCTCTATATTTTCATTATATGTTTCAGTATTTTCAGTAAATTTAATTTTTGCTTCTGTTATCTCTTCAGATAATTTACTAATATAATTCTTAACAAGTCTTATTAATTCTTTTTGATATTCTTCTTTTTCTAACTCTTCTTCAATATCTATAATAGTTGTAAATGTTATATCAAGGTAATCATCTTTTACCCATTTTTCAACATTGGTATTTATACTACTTAATAAAGAATTCATAAAATCGTAGATAGTAAATTTATCAGTAAATTGATACAAGTTAAGTTTCTTATAATCTGAATCTGTTAATTCTTCAAAATATACAAAATTTTCAGAAACTGTTAAAAAAGTAATTGGTCCGCCTTCTCTTTCTAATTCAATTGTAAATGGTCGCATAAAATTATCAAAATGATGTAAATAATTTTCAAATGATTTTATTATTTCTCCTACTGTGTCATATATACACGAAAAAGAAACATATTCTCCGTTTAATATAATTGATGACCATGCAGCGTATGGCGGAATTAATGCTACGCGTTTTAATTTTTTAATTTTTATTTTTTTCATATGTATCACCTCAATATAATAATATATATTTTTATTTTTAAATAAAATGAGATAACTTAGTCCAAAAGGTCTAAGTTATCTTCTTTGTCTTCTAAAAAACTAGATATCGATTCAACTAAAACCCTTTTATCTGGATTAATGCGAATCGCATCTATAATTTTTTGAAATTTTGAAAATTCATTCTCATAAATTTTTATATAATTAAATTTGGATTGAGCTATTGCAGCATCTTGAGCATGCTCCATTTTTATATCTCTTAATCTATAATGTTTATTATCACTTGATTTTATATTAACAATTAAATTTAAAGATGTAATATAAAAATCAGGAATATGAAAATGTTGATTTCCGTCTTCATCTTTATAAGGAAAAATCATTGGAGCAGGTGCCATAACGTCATTAGGATTTTCCCAACACAATTCATTTTCTAAAAACATTAAAAAACGTTTTTCATATGTGCCTGTATATGTAGTTGTTGTACCATCAGCCCATTTATATACTCCAGAAATATGTCTATTTTCTAACATTTTCTTTTGTTGCTCTGGGTCGTTTAATAAATTTTCAACTCCATAAGTTTTTTTCATTCTTTGTTTAAACATTTCTCTATATGCTTGACGATCTTTTTCATCAGCAAATCTTTCATATCTACATGTAACTAAATTAAATTTTGTTGGTTTCCCCGACATTACAGAAATACCGTGATCTTTAGTCAATGCATACTTGTTTTTATAATTAAAATAAACTTGTTGTGGTGGAAGACCATTTAGTTGATCCCCATGTATATCCAACATATGTTCCATTAAAGCATCTTTATTTAAATAAGATTTCTTGCAAAATGGGCATTTAAAGTTTGCCATGAAATCACCTACTTTGTATTTACTTTATAATATATTGTTCTTTTTTCAGCCTTAACTAATAAAATAAAAGCCCTAAGCTATTTCTAACTTAGGGGGTTTAAGGAGAAAAAGAGAAGAAGAATGAAGAATGAGATATTTGTTTTGAGTGGTAATCTCTCCCACAATATATTGTTCAAACTTTTTCTAAAAACTATAGCAAAACTTGGAAAAAAGGTATTAAAAACTCTATAAAATTACGAGAAATATCAAGAAAATCTATATCAACCTCATCAATAAATTTAGTTTGTATTGTTGAGTTGTCTATAGAAAATAATCCTGTTGATACTTCTCTATAAGTTTCAATTGGAAGTTTTTTCTCTAAGTATTTTTTACGATAATTTTTAAAATAATTAAATAATTCTTCACTCGGTAGTTTCTCACTTAATTGAATCATTTTCTTGAAATCTTTAAATATTTGAAAGTTTTCAATATCATCATCAAATTTTTCTCCCTTAGCATATTGAAGTTCTACATTATAATCTAATTTTAAATTCTTTACATCTAATTTTTTTGTATAACTATCATAATACATTTCAACGCCGTTTATATAAACATAGCTTGTATATGTATTTTTTGGAACAAATTTTACAAATTCACCAACATTTAAAACATTCGGAGTTTTTTGAATTATGAAAATAGCATCTTTTTTAATAGATAGAATATCTTCTTCATCAATGTTATTTAATTCAATAAACTTTTTTCTAAATGTTCTAAAACCTTCAGTTAAATTCTTAGAAAACTCAGGACTAGATTTCATTATTTTACCAATAGCGATAGTTCTATCTTTCTTTTCCATTTGCTCTAATTCATTTATTTTTTCTTGATTTAGAAGTTTTAATTCTCGAATTATATTAAAACCTGCTGTTTTCATATCATATTCAGTAATTTTTACATTTTTCAAATATGAAATACTTTTGTTTAAATATAAGTCTTTTTCTACTAAATTAGTTGCTAACATTCAAATCACTTCCTATACTTCTGAGTATTGTTTTGCGATTGTATCACATAATTCATTAAACTGATTTCCAACATGTCCTTCAGTCCATTTGAATAAATATATACAATTATTTGTTAATAATAGATTGTTAATTGATTGAATCAATTCTAAATTTTTAATCGTTTTCTTATCTGAACCTTTCCAACCATTTATCCTCCAATTATAAATATATTCTCTAAAACATTTTAAAGAATAATCAGAATCAGATATAATTACTTGGAAACGTCGATTTGTTTTGTTTTCAAATACTTGTTTTAAAGCAGTTAATTCTGCAATATTATTTGTAGAATCTTCTATTGATCCACAAATAACATCATAAGATTTTAATTTTCCTGTAAATGGTTCAATAACAGACTCTTCTTCATCTTTTGGAAAATCATCTCCGATTTTTACACAACAATATCCGCCTTTTCTTTTATTAGAAGCAGATCCATCAGTATAAAATAGAGAAAAATCATTATCTGTTATTGTATTAACTATATCAATACAGAAATTAAAACTAACAAGTTTCTCTATAAAATTTGGTTCTGTTTTATTCTTTTCTAAAAATCTTCCAATAGAATATATTGCATCTCTGCTTGGAGATCCAACAAATGTTTGAATTTTTCCGTTTAATAATTGACAATATTCTGACACAGCCGCATTATATGCTTCAGAACGTTTTACTCCATCATTTTCTACTAATACTGGAATTAAAACATAACTATAAATCATTGTTTTATTCATTGCATTTTTTGTTTTAGAATTATAAGCTGCGTCTTTTAATACAATTAAATTAAAATATTTATTTACCAAAGCATCGTTTGGAGTTGTTATATTAACAATTATATATTCCATAGTTTTTTCTTCCTTTCTTTTATAAAAATATATAGATATAAATATAAAACAATATTGCTTCTACTAATGTTGGAAGAACTTTAAAATTTCTGCCATCTTTTACTTCTAAAATTCTTTCAACGAAATTACATCCTATATAAATAAAAAACAATATTGCTAAAATATAATGAATCATATCTAATTTCCTTTCATTGTTTTATATATAATCAATACTATAATATATTTTTTATTTTATTAATAAAAAATAAAAAAGAACTTAGTAGTTCTTCTTTACTTTGTTAATTTCTGATTTTAATTTTAATTTTAAATTAGATATTACGGTTCTATCTGGATTTATTTTTTGTAACTCTCTATCATATTTGAATATTATATTTTTAATAACGGCAGAATCTTTAATTTTTGTTGCGATATAATCAACTTCTTGATTTCCTGTTGATTGTCCTGTTATTAAATACTCTGCAATCTTTCCAACTTCTCCGCTAAATGCTAAATCACAAATAGAAAGTGCTTCATGAATAATTTTTGCCGATTCTTGAATTTGTTTATTGTTGGCGTCGGCAGCTAATTTAGCTCTTTGTTCATATTGTTGAAGAGTATTTGATTTTTGTTTTTCAAGATCTCTTTTTTGTTTTTCCAAACGATCAACTTGAACATTTGCTCTAGTAATTCTATTTGTCTGTGCCTGAATAGCAGCTTTTAAATTATTCTTTCCGGCTTCATCTGTTGCAGCTTGCATATTATCTCTTAAATTAGCATTTGTTTGCTTCATGCTATTTATATTTTCTCTTGTATTATCAATTTGATTTTCTTTAGTTTCAATTTGATTGTCAAAAGCTTTTTCTCTGGCTTGCATATTAGAATTTTGAACTGTTTCTTTAGTAGATGTTGTTGGTTGTGCTGGATTCATCGCTTCTTGAACAGTTTCAGTTTCTTCTTCAAAAACTGGTTTAGGAGTATCTAGTTCCCCATTTTTCCAATTCTTCGTTATTAATTCCTGGAACATAGAAATTGGTTGTCCAACAAGAAAGTCTATATTAGAAAATACTTGATATGTATCCTCTGTAAATTTTTTATATTCTCTCACAACAGAATCAAAAGATTTAAATAATGGAGAAACATTTCCAGAGAACTTTTTATCATACATTTCACCTAGAACAGGATCAACTACTCTAAAGATATCTCCTTCTTTATAAAAATATGCAATATGTGGTTCTTCTGTTCCTGTAACACCTAACATAATAAACCAACCATCTCCTAATTGTGAATTGAAATATAAAGCATGCTCTATTTCAGTTCCAATTTTAGAGTTTGCAAATTCTTCTGCTGATTGTGTTATTCCTTCTGGGTCTTCTTCATTTGTTACTGATCCATCAGCAGTTATTCTACCTTGTCTAGTGTTTTTAATAAATTCTACGGCTTGAGCAATTTTCATTTTATTATCATATTCTAAAGATTCTTTAATTGAAATATTTTTGTTTGCAAGTTTTTCTTTTAATTGTTTTATTATATTTTCTAAACCTTCAAACACTACACTTGGATAATCGTTTTCGTGTTTCAATATATTTTCTAATCTATCTGAATACATCTTAATAGCATCTTCAATTTCTTCTTCAGTATTATAATCGTTGATATTGAATTTTTTAGATTCATTTAAAGCTGTTTTTGGTAGATATTTATATAATTTATTATCCTCTCCAACAATATCAAAAGATATATTATATTTTTTCATTCTTTTAATAATCGCATGAGCTAAATGAGATTCATACTTTGGTTCTACATGTCCAAATAATTTTATAGCACTAATAACATGCTTTCTATCAAAAAGAGGATATTTCTTTTGTTCTGGAACACCAAACTCAGGATCTCGGTTTGGATCACTTGGTAATCTAGATTCATCTAATTGATCGAATTCATAGCTTTCATATTTTATATTTTTTAAATCTCTTCCAGCATTGACTTTATCCCAATATGCTTGAGATTTTTCAGCTTTTAAAGTTTTTAATGCAGTTTTTTTTCTTTCATAATTTTGTTCAATGGCAGGATCTTTATTCACTTGAGACACTTGCTTTAACCTTTCAACTTCCATAGATTGATCATTAAACTCTTTTACTTTTTTATCGTAATCAGCTCTTTTTTGATATAGCTTTTTTTCATTGTAATCTAACTGATCTCCATCAATATCATTTGGTTTATTTTTTGCTTCTGTTAAGAATAGATCATTTTTCACATTTTTTAAATTTAATTTATCTTCAAGCATTGTTAAAGACTCTAAAATTTCTTTATTCACTAAAATCAACCCTTTCTAAACGCTTCTCACAGCAATCAAATAGATAAATATCCATCTTTTTAAATTTCGATCGCTCACAGAACGGCTATTTGTATATAATATATTGTTCAACAGCATGAAAAATAAAAATAATAAAAAAAGAACCTATTACAGGTTCTTCTATTTATTAGGAATATCAATTTTTCTTCTGTTTAAATCTCCAATTGCTTTACTTAGAGATTTAGACTTTATAACATTTATTTTGTTTTGATTTTCTTCATTTGCATTTTTAAATACTTCTAAATAAACTGAGTCGGCAATAAAATTAACTAGAGCATCATAGTTTTTAAAATACTTATTTATTAGAAAATTAACATAATTTTCTGAAAGGGTATTTAAAATATTTCCTATAACACTGCTAACGCTATCAACGATATCTTCATCTCGTATTGATGAAGTTTTGTCCAATTGTTTAGACATTGGCATTAAAACAAAAAGTTTATTTGCATTTATCTCTCTAGTTAAAAGCAAAGTTAAAAAACCAAAATCTTGTTCCCAAGTTGTATAATTTGTTGTTGCAACTTGTGCTCTTTGCATTATTTCTTGTGTTTTTTTCTTTTTTCCAAACATTAAACCACAGCCTTTCTTAACTCTATACCGGTAACAGGATTACCAAAATCTTTTGATAATTTGTTATAATATATTGTTATATTTTGTGTTTTTAAATATGAAGAATTATATTTTAGATCTTTATAAAATGTTAAATCTACGTCATTGTCTGAATAAATAGTAACATCGAAATCTAAAAAGCCTAATCGTATCAACGTATCTATAGAAGAACGATAAGATTTTCCACATGATGCTACAAAAATATAATTCTCTTCGTTATTTGTATTATTTTTATAAAATTGTTCATATACTCCAATAATATCAAAAATACCTTCTGTTAAAATAAAATGAGATTTTTCGTTTAAAACATTTATTTTATTACCTAAAATATACATTTTACTAACACTGTCAATTCCTAATAAAGGTACATTAATATATCTCATTTTACTAGGTTGCTTTGATATATTTCTAAAAATAGCATATGTTTTATCCTGAGATATAACTGTTGTGTTCTCTGGATTCGTTATTTCCAGATCGGACTTTGAGCTTTCGCTCTGCCGCTGAGGATAGTGTCATTGCACACACA